CTTCACTGAATAGTGGCACATTCATCGAACCAACTCCCAAGAAGACTCGACAGGGTTGTGGGAAGCACACGAAGTATGCTGCCAGTAGCAGAAATAGTAAAAAGAAAATGTATCGTGGACAAGGTAAGTAGAGTTAAGGAATGGATTAAATATATTTCTGAGCAGCGTGGGGATCTAGGTGGTCATGCCATATGTCCCTACGCTTTTTCTGCGTCTGTTCATATAGAGGAGCGTGCCTTACGGCGTGTGACTCTGAGTTCATTACCAAATGCGGACGTAATAATCTACATTTTGGAGGACGATATCTCTGAATGCGCTCTGATGCAGCGGGTCGCGGAAATTAATATGAGTCAAAGCGTGTGGTATGCGCTTGATGATCATATGGATGACGCAACTCATATTAATGGAGTGCAAAGTAACTTTAATGAAGGAAACTTGCTACTCATTCAAAATCGTGATAAATTAGAGAAGGCAAGAGAACAATTACACAAGACTGATTATTATAAACATTGGTCACCAACACTTTATAGGAGAATTATCAATGGCAAATAGTCCAACAGACCTTGGCGAGAAGTTTATAAAATCAGGAATGACACTGATCACTCAACCTTCTAGCGATTATTGGTTGAAGAAGTCTGAAAAATTGAAAGAAGAAAGAAAGAGACTAGATAATTTGATGGGCTGCTAAATAGATAAGATACACTCTACTATTCGTGTGGCAAAGTTTCAAACCTTCAAGGATTTGAATGTAACGTTCAAACCACATCCTGTAACAGGTGACTTAATTGTCAAGAAGGATGATGCTGCAATTAAACAAGCAGTCGTCAATTTGCTGCTTACTACAAAGGGCGAGAGACCATTTCAACCAGATCTAGGGTCTAATCTTCGTAATTTACTATTTGAGACTCTAGATGTGGCGACTGCTGCTGAAATTGGCGATGACATTCGTCAGACTCTAGATCAGTTTGAACCAAGAATCACGGTCACTGGTCTAGAGGTTGATGCTAATTTTGATGACAATGGATTTGACGTTGCTTTAGAATTTGAAATTATTGGTAGAGAAGACTTTCCTGTCGCCATAGAATTCTTCCTAGAGAGAACTCGATAATGCCATACGTTCAACTATCAAACCTAGACTTTGCAGATATCAAGACTGCTCTCAAGGAATACTTGAGATCGCAGGGAGAGTTTACTGATTTTGATTTTGAAGGTTCTGTATGGTCGAATCTTCTCGACGTATTGTCATATAACACGTATTACACAGCGTTCAATACCAATATGGTAGTGAACGAGACATTCCTTGATTCGGCAACGCTCAGGGACAATGTGGTGGCACTGGCGAAGCAATTGGGTTACACTCCCAAGTCAGCAACATCACCAAAGGCATCTTTGTCTTTTAGAGTAACATTTCCAAACACTGCACCAAATGAAATTGTTCTAAGAAAGGGAACAGGTTTCAACTCTACATTTGATGGTAACGTATACAATTTTGCAGTTGTTGAGGACATTAAGGTTCCTGTTATTAATAACATCGGAACTTTTGATAGCATCGATATTTACGAAGGAAACTTCATCACTGACACCTACACGGTTAATGCAGCACGATCAAACCGTTTTGTAATCAAGAACCCCAATGCAGACATTTCGTCTCTTAGAGTCCGTATTTTTGCATCTGCACAGAGCACTTTTGGCGAGATATATGCAAGAGCAGATAGTATCCTAGACATTACGAGTGAGTCAAGTGTTTTCTATGTTGAGGAAACCGAAGATGAGCAGTATGAAGTATTCTTTGGTGATGGTGTCCTAGGTAGACAACTAGAGTCTGGTAACCAAGTAGAAATTACATATCTGTCAACGAATGGTCCTGATGCTAACGGAGCAAGAGCATTTACCTTTAATGGCGTCATAGAAACCCCTGCAGGCAATTCTAACCTAAACTACACTGTTGACTACTCTGCTGCTACAGACCTCGTAGAGGCGGCAGTAGGGGGCGCAGAGATCGAATCTGTTTCTAAGATCAAGTTCAATGCTCCTAAGTTCTATGGAACACAGAACAGAGCAGTCACAGCACAAGACTATGCAGCAATTGTAAGAGAGATCTATCCTGCTATTGCTGATATCATTACATTTGGTGGTGAAGAGGATGATCCCCCTGAGTATGGTAAGGTCAAGATTGTTGTCAAACCATCTACCGCACGTAGATTGAGTTCTGTAACTAAAAAAGATATTGTAGATAAATTGAAACCATACATGGTGGCATCTATCACTCCTGATGTCATTGATGCTTCTATTTTGTATGTTGAACTAAAGTCCAATATTTACTATTCTAAAGAAAAGACTAATCAGACTAGAGATGAGATTAAATCTAAGGTTCTTGGTGGTCTAGAGGCATATATTGAGTCTTCTGACACAGAGAAGTTTAACGGCAAGTTTAGATTCTCTAAGTTTGTTGGTGTGATTGATGATGCTGATCGTAGTATTAACAGTAATCTCACCACTGTCAAAATGAGAAAGGATTTCTATCCTCAGATCAATAGTAAGTTCTTTTACGAACTATGTTTCCAAAATGCTTTCGATAATACTTGTGATGAGGATGTAATTGTCCAGTCAACAGGTTTCAAAGTAAGTGAATATCCTCTCTGGACAGTCTATCTCGAAGATCGCTCTGGCAAAATCGTCCTATATAGAATAGACTCTATCTCAGGTGAGAAAATCGTTTTAAACGACTCTGTTGGAACGGTTGACTATATCAAGGGAGAGATCAAACTTTATGATTTAACAGTTATTGAAGGTAGTTTCTTTGATAATAGAATCGAAGTTAGAACTATCCCTTTAAGTAATGATATTAGTGCATCGAGAGAAGTCTATCTCGATGTTGATATTCCAAAGAGTTCATTCACGATTTACACAGAGTAAGCTTAAATGGCAGAGACTAGGAGAATATCTACTCTAATCGAGAGTCAACTACCTGAGTTCATTTCTTCTGACTACGAAAATTTTTCTAAAATTGTAGAGAAATATTACGAGCAGTTAGAACTTAGGGGTCAACCTCTCGACGTGATTCAGAATATCACGAAATATCGTGATATCGATTTTTATGAGAAAAGTCTTCTAGCACAAGGCACAGAACTAGCAGTAGCAGTATCTGCGAGTGATACTACTATTGAATTGATTGATGCATCTTCTTTCCCTGTGGAAAATGGTTACATCAAGATTAACGATGAGATCTTGTTTTACAAAGAGAGAAACGGTAACACTCTCAGTGATGTCTCTCGTGGCGTCAGTGGCAATACAAAACTAGGTGACCTATACGAAGCAAGCAACTTCGTAACAACGCTTGCTGTGGGTCACAACTCAGGTGTTGCAGTTCAGAACATCAGCAACCTGTTCTTGTATGCTATTGTCAAGAACTTTGAGTCTGACTACCTTGCATCCTTCCCAGAAAAATATCTGAATGAGAAGGTAGACAAGCGAACTCTAATCAAGAATATTACTAGTTTCTATCGTGCAAAAGGCACTGATAGATCAATCAAGTTTATTTTCAACACTCTGGTAGGAAATGACACTCCAGAGGTTGTAAGACCAAAAGATTTTACTGTAAAAGCATCCACATCCGATTGGATCACCTCTTACTCATTGAAAGTAAAAGTTCTATCGGGTAATGTAACTGATCTCATTGGAGAAGAGATTGTTCAAGGCGTAGACTCATTTAATCCTAATGCAGGTTTTGCATCTGCTATTGTAGACAATGTTTTCGGTGCTGGCACAGTTGATGGAGAGCAACTATATGAAATTGCTCTAGATACATCTTCGATTAACAATACATTCAAGATTGCATCTAAAACTGAGTTAACAGCAGACTTTGATAATGGTCTTACTGTTGGAGATCGTATCAATGTGTTTTCCACAGAAGGATTTTCTTCTACAGGCAGATTCGTAATCCGTGGAGAAGAATTTGAGTATAGTGATAAAAGTGTTACTCAGTTTCTAGTCAGCGACAGAGAAAGCAATATTGTTTATGCTACTGGAGAATCTGTTTACAGTTTTTCCACAGTTACCTCTGGAAATGTCAAACTTCTAGTCCTTGGTGTCCTTTACAACTTGAGCACTGATGCTCCTGTTCCTTATTCTGAGGAAGGAGATCGTATTCAGGTATCTGGTGCAGGTTTTGAGACCAGAGATCCTATTATTATGACTCCACAGAATACCATCCGTTGGATTCTGAGTCAAGAGAATGCTGAAGCAGCAAATCCTACTATTCAGTCTCAGATTGGAGATTTGCCTGGTGATGTTGCTGCTGTATACGAAGATAGCAACTATTACTACATCTGTTCGTCTTCTTTCCCAACTAGACCTATTCTTCTTGCAAATACTCAGCAGACACTGCAAGATCAGAAGACGATGAGATTGATTCGTAAGAATCCTCAAGTTATTACTGAATCGTATAAAACAACACAAAGAGATGTTGGCATCTTGGTTGATGGAACTCTTGCTTTCAGTTATAGAGATTTTGATCAAGTCAAATTTGGTCCTATCACCAAGTTCAGTATTTCACAAAAAGGTGCTGGATTCCAAGATCCTCCTAATGTTCTGATTAATAATGTCCCAGGAAGAGCAAGATCTTTCTTGGCAGGTGAGGTTGTTGACAGTATTGAACTTCTCGATCAGACTGTATACACTGTTCCACCAACTGTAACTATTACTTCTGGTAGAAATGGAAAAGCATCTGCTACTGTTACTTTCGGTAGAATTACAAGTATTCAAGTAATTGATGCTGGTGAATACTACACCACACCACCTACAGTAAGAATTATCGATCGTCTCGGCAAAGGTCGTTTTGCAGAATACAATGCTGTTTTAGAAAATGGTAAAATTGTTGACTTTGAGCAAGTAGACGAAGGTAAGTTCTACTCCAAAGGAAATGTGTTAGTCGATATTCTTCCTGTTGGTGATGGAGCAGCAGTAACATCTGATATCGTTACATACACCAAAGATCGCTACAAGAAACTACAGTCTGAGTTAGACTCGTCTAATGGTTATGCATTTCAGAACTACAACCCTACTAAAGGGTATGGTTATGGTATTGTTGCCAATCCTTCTAATCTCAGAACTGATCTGAATGATGATGGAACTTCACACTCTCCTATTTTGGGATTTGCTTATGATGGCAATCCAATTTATGGTCCTTATGGTTATGAGAACCCTCTAGATGCTAGCAGTGCTGTCAGCAGACTGTCATCATCGTATTATCTGAAGAGCAACAGACTAGGTGGTCCAAATCCATCTGAGTTCCCACTTGGAACTTTTATTGAAGATTACGAGTGGAGACCTAGCACTCAGACTGGTAAATTAGAATTAGACGAAAATAATGGAAGATTCTGTGCAACACCAGAATATCCAGCAGGAGTCTATGCATACTTTATTACTATCGATATTAATGGTAATCCTGCATTCCCATATATCCTAGGATCAAATTATTATTCATTACCTGTTGATTCTAACTATAATGCAGATCTATCTCAGGATGATTTACCAAAGTATGCCAAGAGACTAAAAACTCCAGGAATGCCTAGCAATGGTGGTAATACTATTCTGAAGATCAACAAAACCACTAGTGGTAGTATTTCTACATTGAATGTAGAGGATTCTCCAGCATCATTCAAAGTTGGTAATAGATTCATTGTTAATGACACTGGAACCGAAGGATCTGGCGCAGCTGCGATTGTCGCAGAGGTTACTGGTAAGACTATTACATCACTCAAATCAAATGATCTAGATCCTACTAATACTCTAGCAGTCTCTTATATTGAGACTATTACCCCTTGCTATCTGTTTGAAGGAGATATTGTTACTCAAGAAGATAGCAACTACACTGGTAGGGTTGTCGGAGACATTTCTAATAGAAATGAGTTTGTTCTTGAGAATGTATCAGGAACATATCAGTCTGACAAAAATCTAAACTCCTCTAGCAACATTATCAGCATTATCTTGTCTGGTAATGGATCGTTTAGTGCAGAAGCAACACTACTCTTAACAGATGGCGATGATGATATCATTGCTAGAGGTAGAATTCTTGAGTCTGTATCAAACCAAAACTCTATTAGAGTCGAAGTGACTGAAGGAGAGTTTGTTGTTCCTGAAAGTGCTACTAGGAACTATTTTCTCCAGAGCACAGTTCTTGGAGACACCGTAGGTCTAGAAGTTGTTATCTACAACGAACTAAGTAAGAACATCGAAGCATTTGTTGTAGATAACAACTATGCTTTGGTATCTACATCCGAACCACACAATGTTGGTGTTGGTAGTGCTGTAAATATGGATCTTATTCCTAGTGAAGCAGATACTACAACAACGTATTATGTAAGAAAGAGATTCTACCAACAGATTACACTGAGATCACCTTCTTTCACTACAGTTATGACTGATAGTGGTGTTGGTAAGTCAGAAGTTCTTAATGGTGGTATAGCATATCAAGCAGGAACATATGAAGATGTTGAACTTATCTTTTTCGATCAAAGCAAAGTAAGAACTGATATTGGATCTGTTGGAGATCCTGATAATGCGAGAGCAACTATTGTTGTTAGTGACTACAATAATACTGGATATGGAAGTGTCAGTATAGTTACTATCACAACTAAAGGACAGAACTACATTAAGGGTGACATCCTATCAGTTGCTGATGCATCTCTCAATAGACTAGATTCTACCAATTCAACCCAAAGGTTGGCATTGGAAGTTGATCATGTTGGTTTTTCTTTAACTAACACTGTATTACAACTAAGAACTATTCAGAAACTGTCTGAGAATGACTATCTGCAAATTAATAGTGAGATTGTAAAAGTCATATCTATTGACAATAATGCAAGAACTGCTACTGTTCAAAGGGGTCAGTTTGACACTGTTGTTACCAATCACTTTGATAATACTACAGTAAGACTGTATAATGGCATCTACAGATTCCAAGAAGACTCAAGACCTCTTGGCGATGGTGTCAATGATCCATATATCATTGATTATGATGCAACCACTCAAAAAGTAACTCTAGCATACAACTATGGTGCTCCCTCTCCTAGAGAAGTTACTAACAGTAGTATTTTCCAGGATGATAGTTCTCCTAGAAAGTCTATCAATATTTCTTCATCTGCTCCTGGTCAGAACAACTTGGAGTTCTCTAAGGATGTCAATTTTGCAACGTATGGTAGAAACACTGACATTCGTATTCAGAAATACTATCGTTATTTGTTTGACACCAGTCATGTTTCTATGAATGGTGTGTTCCTTGATTTCTCTGCTAGCAGAACTGGAACTATCTTCACTGAAGAAAAAGAAGTAAGTGGCATTCAACCAGGAAACGCTGGTTCATTTGTTGCTATAACATTAGGTTTTGGTCCTAAGATTGCTGGTCTCGATCAACAGAGGTTCCCAGTTAACTTTGACACGTATTACTACTTTATTAAGGCGTCTAGTGACGTTAATACAGACAATGCTTCATTGAAAGTCATTGATGATCCTTTGACTGGACCTAAGACAGTTAAGTTCACAACATCTACGAAGTTTGCATATCAGTTGCCTGACGTTCCTGATTATCAAGGAACTGGCACTATCACATATACTACATCTTCACCTTTCGCTGAAGGTAAGATTAATAAGACCACAATCAATAACCTTGGAGCAGGATATAAGAGATCTCCTATTATTGAGGGTTGTCTTGTAACTGATAACAACGAACCACTACTGACTGTGGAGTGGGATTCTATCACTCAGTCAATTAAAGGTATCCAAATTAATAATGGTGGTAAGAACTACATCAATCCTAAAGCAGTTGTTACCAATGGAGATGGTGTTGGTGCTCACTTTAATGTAGTAAGTGATCAAGGAAGAATTACTAGAATTGATGTCTTAGCAGGTGGCAGTGGTTTCACCTTTGCTCCTATTGTATCGGTATATGAAGGTGCTATTGATGCATTCTTTGAATCTGAGAGCATTGGTCTACCACAAGATATTAGCATCATCAGTAATGGTGGTTCTTTCCACAATGATGCGACTATTGAGTCTACTTATAGATCAAACTACGCTATCATTTACAAAGGAGATGCTAAGTTCTTCAAGGGAGAGCGAGTAGAGCAGCGTGTTGGTTCTTCACTAATCTTCAGTGGTTATGTTTCTGACAAAGGTTGGAGAACAGGATCAAATATTCTTAGACTTAGCAAAGTAAGTGGCGTTGTAGACACCACCCTAAATCTTTATTCTGCAATGGATCCTAGTAGATCTATTGAAGTATCTGATGTTCTGTTTACTGAGTTTGATTCTGATATCAGAACTTATTTTGACAATCTTGGTAGATATGCATCTGACAAAGGTAAAGTTGGTAGTAGATATCAAAAGGTAACTGATTCTTATTATTACCAAGATTTCTCATATGTCATTCAGTCTAGAACTGCTATTGATGTATGGAGAGATCTGATCAAGCAGACTACACACCCTGCAGGTTTCCAACTGTTTGGTGAAGTTCTAATTGATTCTGAACAGGAAGCAACAATGCCGACTGATCAGACTCCTACTACATCTATCAGTTATATTGAACTTGCTCCTAAGACAGTAACTGTAGAGAGGAAGAGCACAAGGATTACAAATTCTTTTGTAACAGTAGCAGATACAAACTTGATTAGAGGTCAAGGTTCTATCTCTATTGATGAGTATGATACTGAAGGAATTATTTCTAGAGAACTGACTATCCTAGAACCTTTTACTGGTCGCTATGCAAGCAAGGAAGATTATGTAGGTTCTATCAGATCAATCACTAAAGCAGCTGATAATACGTTTGTTTCTACTTCTTTTGGTGGTGGTGTAACTGTTCCATCTGGTGCTTATGCTCACTGGATTAAATTTAAACTGGTAAGCAATAGCAACAACCAACCTGCTGTTGGTCCTTTTGTTGGTGCTGGATCTTCTACCCAATCTTGGGATACTAGTGATAATTACACTCTTCTTCCTAATGATGAGTATGTAACTACTGGGTCAGGTATCTTTGATCTGACCAAGATCATTCGTATGGATATTGGTTACCTATTCTCATTTGGTGAATTTACTTCTAATCCATCCAGTGATGACTATGAGTTTGGTGGATTGGTTCAGTCTACTGAATCAGATTTTTCTAATATTGCATATGAGTTTGAGGTTGGTGATGAGATCACTCTTTATGAAAATGCAGCATCTTATATTACTGTTGAAATTCTCGAAGTTAAATCTCCTGCATATGATGTAGTTGAAGGTGTTATTGGTAATGGCAACATTCTCGGTAGAAAAACATTTACTCTTGTAGATAAAGCAAACTATCTTGCATACTCCCCATACAATGAGCAAGAATTGTTCCTTACTATAAATGGAATTGCACAGGAACCTGGCAAATCATTTAAAGTATCTGGTTCACAGATAACATTTAGTGAACCTCCTCTTGGTCCTCTCTTTCCACAAACAGGAGAGAACTTAGATGATACTTACGAGACTGAACCTGCATCACTAATCTGTAAAGCATTTAAGTTCAAAGAAGATACTTTCAACTCTCGCTATTTAAGAAAACTTAAGGATATCTCTCCTAATTTTGATGGAATTGCAAATCAGTTTGATTTATATTGGGAAGATGGAACTGTTGTAAAAGCAGATCCTGGTGAAAAATTCCTCATCTTTGTCAATGGCATTCTGCAAGAAGCAAAAGAGTCTGAAGAAGCACCATTGGGTAATGCATATTATATTTTAAGAAGAAATGGATCCCAAGCAGATGCGATTGTATTTGCAGAACCCCCTAGAAACTTTGCAGACGATATTGATCCTGTTCCAGTTCAACTGGATCAAAGAGAGACTTTCTTTGGATATGGAGTCGGTAGTTACGATAGATTCAAGATTGATGATCGTTTGATTCCATATAGAGGAACAGGTCCTTATCTAATCTTCGGTGAAGTTGATGGTAGAGTTAAGAACATCACTGATGGCAGATTTGTCTTGGTGTTTGTTGATGGAGTTCTGCAAAATCCAGACTCTTATACAATCAATGGTCCAAATATCACATTCACATCAAATCTTACTCGTTATATTCCTGAAACTGGCGAAGCAGTTCAGAACAATGTAAGATTGATTTCTCTATATGGTAGAGATGTTCCCAAGACTCTATCATTCTATGATTATGATCGTGTTGGTCTTACTAATGAGATTATTGTTAGATGTCAGCGAGTTATCGATACATCTGCTGGAAATGAAGAATATAATGACTTCCAGAGTAGATTGTATAGTTTCGATCCATCTACTCCTAAGAATTTGTTTACCATCACTTCAGATGGAACTAGAAAACTATTAGGAAAGATTTCTCTAATAAGATTTGATTTACTTGCGGATGGAACTGCAAATGGATCTTCAAAAATTGGTGTAACACCAGTTGACTTTACATTTACAGTTTTGAATGCAGCTAACATTGATTTTACTGAGTTGTCATATGATCCAACACAGAACGTTGCTGATGACACTAGAGTTTCTGCACTTTATGTTTCCAATAAATCAGATTTCTCGGATGCAATTTCTTTTAACAAGATCAACAATGTTTTCTCAATTGATATTTCATATCCAGTAGATGATGAAGGTAAGCGTTTGCTTGCTAGAGATCTTCCTGCATGGTTGAGAGGTTCTGAGAATGGAAACTCAGTATATGATCTAAGAAATAATACTGAATTAGAAATTATTGCTGGAGATGAAATCCTAGTTGATGGTGAGAATGAATTTAGAACAATTGAGTATGTTCCTGGCAAAGCAAATCTAAGAAACTTTGGATTAGGTCAGACTGCTAAGTATGAGCACTACTCTAAAGTCGATGTAAGTAATTACAATGGTATTGTTAGAGGAGAGGGTCTTAGCGTAACCAGTCAAATTGATGGAACTGGTCGTGTTGTTTCTCTTGGATTTAATGATCTTGAGTGGAACAAGAGGGATCTTGCTCTATTCTTCAATACTGGTATTCTATTACAACCAACAGCATATCAATACTTTGTTCCACCACAACTTAAGTTTGTTCCTGTTGATGGAAACGGTGGTGGCGCTAGAGCGGAAGTTCTTACAAAGGACGGACAAGTTCTAGATGTTGTATTAACTAATAGTGGTTTTGGTTATACCCAACCACCTAAAGTAGTTGTCACTAGAGGATATGTCGTTAAGAGAAATGCTCGTAGAGTAATTAATTCTCAAACTATAATTAGTGTCAACTCAGAAGTTGCAGGCGGTGGTGCTCTATCTGTTGTTCAAACAGAAGTTTTGCTATTTGGTGAAGGTGCTGTTTCTAGTGTTCTTTCTATTATTGCACTTGGTGGTCTTGCTGGCGACCAAGTTGATTCTGATTCTGTCTTTGTCACAGGACTCCATACTACTGCTCGTGAAGCAGGAACAGAACTTAGGAAAGCAGAATTCTGTCAGTATACCAAGAGAGAAGCATCTAGCGCAGTCGATCAAGTAGCATCAGAACTTAATATCAATGAACTTACTATTACGGTAACTCTTGATTCACCAACTGCTGTTATTACAGATATCTCTCCTGAAATGGGTGTGGATGTAATTACATCGACATTACATAAGCAAATCAATGCTCCTATTGTTTATGCTGCTCAGGATACCTACAGTGTAACAGGTGCATTCCTCGATGCTCCTCTGTCTCCAACAGGAACAACTGCATATATTGGAAATACAAGTCTGTTCCCATCGCAAGGCAAATTGCAGATCGGAAAAGAGATTGTTGCTTACAATTCTACTCTTGGAGACAGATTCCTTGACCTCACTAGAGGTATCGAAGGATCTACGGCACAGGCACATAATGCTGGTCAGTATCTTAGAACTCTACCTGAATTTGTTACTGTCCTGCCTGTTGGACCTGCAACTATCCTTATTACTGAGTCCGAAGTCAGAATGTCTTCCGCTCAGTTGGTTGAACTTAAGTCACAAGTTATCAGTGAGCAGGAGATCAAACAGTCTGATGATCGCTACATCGAGATTGAGAACGAGTTCCAGATTATTACACCTGTCGTCACTCCAGTTATCGAAGTCGGAATCAGGAGTATTGCTACTCCTGCTCAAGAAACCGTCGCTATCTCTCCAGAGACCGTCATCGTTGTTACTAACACAGTAACACATGATACTGAAGTTAGAATGTTGGATGATCGTTTCATCCAGTCTACCAGAAATCTTGATCTTGACCTATACTTTGATTATGACATTACTAAGCAGATTACAATCATTCCTCCAACAACTGTCGTAAGTGCAGAGCAAATTGCTGGAAGTGTTAGTAAGATTACGCAAATTAATGCTAGTGTAGAATCCATCAGTAGTGACATTGTTACTATTGCCTCTACGACTACGATCTCGGAGATTGACGTTCAGATCAATATCGAACTGGGTCTCCAGACTCAGACTGAGATTACTAAGTTTGAAGGATTCAGAACAGTATCCGCAATCTCTAGTGTATCTGGAAACGTCACCACAGAACTCTACGCTGCGGCACAACCTGCTAAAGCATCTATGAATGCTCTGTTGACTAATACAATCTCCAGAGTAATTGTAACTCCAGATAGTGTCTCTGCTCTAGTTGACTTCCCGAGGGGTGCTGATGGTGGTATTCTTGGTGGTCAGTCTGAAGATGGACCTAAGCAGATTCAACAGCAACTGGATCTTTCTATCGTCGCTACTCTCACGACGATTGAATCTATAGCAATTACTGCTGGACCATCTATCACATCTACATATACTGTGAGAGCACATCTCCCACAGCATGAAGGACGTGAAAAACCCGCTGACGTTATGCTACAAAGAGAGATGGGTGTCCTTGATTACTACACTGAACTTGTCGTTCTGGAAACATCAATTAGAACTAGAAACTAATGGCAGAATTACAACTAGCAGCAGGATTTAGAACTGTCCTAAAGAGAGATGGCAACACCGTTGATGTCACTAACTTTGGGCAGAGAATCCCTGATGGATTTTCATCATTTACTAGTGGTGCTGTTACATACACACTACGAGATTTTGAGTTTATTAAATTTGAAGGTGACCATGTTATTGAAGACATCCAAAGAGCATTTCCGCAACTTGCTATTAGAGATTTTGAATTGAGACCACAGTCTACCTTCACTCTATCAGGTGATAAGTTCAATGCTGGTCCTTCGGGAATGTTTATGGGTGTCACCGCAGCAGTTGGAAACCAAACTATATCAGTAGATGCGGAAAATCCTTCTATTATTAATGCAGTTACTACATCAAATTTTGAGAACAGTGGTCATATCTTTACTGCCGCGAGGCAATTGATTGAATATACGGAGAAAACTGCTACCACATTTACGGGATACGTAAAAAATGGTCCGACTACTCTAAATAATAACGATGACATGATTCAATTTTCTGGTCCCGAATGATCTGAAAATGAATAGCATATAAATAAATCAGATATTAAAACGTCCCAGAGAAAACAACAATGGCTGCAATCATCTCAGATAAGTTTAGAATCTTTAATGCTAAACAGTTTTTGGAGTCTCTTAGTGAGCCCAGTGGTGGTCCAGAAGATAGTCCTGAAAAGACAAGAATGTATTTCTTTGTTGGTCGCCCCCAACGCTGGGATGCTTTCCTTGAAATCTATTCTCAGAACGCTGTCGCTTTCGCAGAAAATCAGTTTGTCTATGTTGCATCTGATACTAACGGAAGTTACACTTTTGCAAACTCCCCTTTTAAAGCTTCAATCGAGGAGGTATATGACAATTCACTGATCCTAAGTGATGTCACTCCTTCCGTAAACGCAACTCCACTGCCTAATGCAGTTCTTGAAGGTTGGAACGGATCAGCAGATACTGGCGCTGAAGCACGCGCAGGTGTCTACCGTTACGCAACAGAAGACACCCCTCCTACTCCTCTGGACAACCAGATCGAGAAGTTCAGCGTCTATGACGAAATTATCGCTGCTAAGCGTATTACGGATCAGTTCGCTCGTGCTGTTATCACTCGTTACGATTGGAACCTGCTCGCTACTGAGCCTCGTTTCGATATGTATAAGCCTGACTACTCTGCAACAACCACTGGTCAAGTAGGTAAGCAATCCACCACTGGTGCTGCTAGTCTTGGTGCTTCTAAGTTCTATGTAATCAACTCGAACTACGAAGTCTTCAAGTGTATCTACAATGGTCAGTTCCCAGGTCAGGTAGATCCTAACCCTGTCTACGAACCCAAGACTACTCCTTCTGCAGGTCAAGGAACCTATGATGCAGGAAGCGGTCTCTTCACTGAGAGTGCTGATGCAGTAGTTGCTAATACTGCTGGTTCGGGATACATTTGGAAGTATATGTATACTATCCCTACCGATGACGTTCTGCGTTTCTTGTCTACCAACTTCATGCCAATCAATTTGACTGGCGAAGCAACTCGTGCTGCTACAGAAGCAGCTGCTGTTGATGGTGCTATTGACGTTGTTCTAGTTGAGGATATTGGATCGGGTCTTCCTAATGGAACCCACTATGCACCTGTCCTTGGCGATGGTCAAGTATCTGGAACTCAATCTGTTGTGAAGATTGTCGTTTCCTCTGGTTCGATCGAATCTACCGAAGTCGTTGTTAAAGGAGCAGGTTACACCTACGCTAGTATTGCACTGGATGACGGCGCAACTGTTGGTGGTATCAAGTATGGTCTGTATGCAGAGCAAGCACTGACAACCGCTCGCACTGGTGTTGGTGGAACAGGTGCTCTAGAAGTTGTTCTTCCTCCTCAAGGTGGTCACGGTGCTGACTTTGAACTGGAACTGAACGCTAAGCGTGTCATGACCAACATTCGTCTGACCTATGCTGAAGGTTCTGGAGACTTCCCTGTTGATAACGACTTCCGTCGTATTGGCATCATCAAGGACCCATTCAACTGGAGCACTACTGACTTTGCAGTTCTAGATACCTTGAACGGTCTCTATGCTGCTAAGATTACTGGTGCATCTGCAGACTACGTTTCTGACGAAACAATCACCCAGGCACTTGCTGGTGGTGGAACTGCTAAAGGCACCGTTGTTTCCTGGACTCTTGATTCTGGTTCAACCACGGATGGCGTTCTTAAGTATATCCAATCACCTGATCTCCATGCTGATCAAGGTGTTGTAAGAGCATTCGATGACAGTGCTAACATTGTTGGTAGTGCTTCACTCGCTTCTGGTGCTGTTGCCACTGGCGTTACTGGAACTACGCTTCTCGGTGTTAGTTTCACGAACGGTTTCGGAACTCCTGAGATCGAACAGAATTCTGGAGACATCATTTATGTCGAGAACAGAAGACTGATCACTCGTGCTGCTGACCAAATTGAAGACATTAAGTTGGTAATTGAGTTCTGATCCATTCCTAACCTCCTAAATAAGGTTAGGAAAATCAGAACGTTAGTAATACACAATGCCCCAGAATACTAACTTAAACGCATCGCCTTACTTTGAAGACTTTGACCCACAGAAAAATTTCTATAAGGTTCTATTCAGACCAGGGTATGCAGTTCAGGCTAGAGAGTTAACCACTCTCCAGTCTGTTCTGCAGACTCAACTAGAAAATTTCGGTAGGAACGTCTTCAAGCAAGGCGATCTTGTTGTGCCTGGAGAAGTAGGTCTCAACACAAGACTTAATTTTGTTAAGTTGTCATCGGTATCTGAAGTAGCAATTTCTGATGACGATGGTAACATTACGTATCAAAAATATGATATCAAGACCCTTGTCGGTCTGAAGGTTGAAGGTATTTCTTCAAGTGTTGTTGCTACTGTTGTAGCGACAGAATACGGTTCGGATACAGAATCTGACACTATCTACGTTAACTATTTGGATAGTGGTTCATCTGGCGATGAAGAGAGATTCCGTCAAGGAGAAACATTGGAGGTTGTTGGGGGCGTCAACTCTCCTCTGTTGGTCGTCGGCACCGATGGCGTCTCTTTGCCTACATCTGTTACTGTAACCAATCCTGATACAGGCGTAGAGTCTTTTCTAGACAGTCCTGCGATGGGTTATTCTTCTGCCGTTAAGGTAGAGGAAGGCATCTATTTTGTTAATGGATACTTTGTGAGAAATTCTGAGCAGCTGCTCATTATTAACAAATACTATGATCAACCTTCTGCTAAGGTTGGTTTCAAAATTTCTGAAAGTCTGGTAACACCAGAGCAAGATTCATCTCTATATGATAATGCAAGAGGTTTCTCGAACTTCTCTGCACCTGGAGCACATCGTCTCAAGATTGATCTTCAACTGGTTAAGTATGACTACTTTGCTCTAACTGATAGAAACTTCATCCAACTAATACTCGTTAAGAGTGGTGTCATTCAGAAGCAACTCAAAGCGAATGACTTCTCTTTGGTTGAAGCAGCACTCGCTAGAAAGACTTTTGATGAGTCTGGCGATTATGTTGTAGAACCATTCCCTCTGCAAGTTAGAGAATACTACCAGCAAAATGATAACCTTGGTTTCTATACTAAGGATGACAACAATCTTGTCAATGGTCTAAACCCCAACGTTGCCGAAGCAAAGCTAGTAGGAACCATTGGTAGTGGTAAAGCATACATTAAAGGTTACGAGGTCAAGAACAAAGAGACCAAGTATATTGAAATTGATAAGGCAAGAGATTCTCTTAAGAGAGAAAATCAAACTCTCAAGACATCTGGTCTGACTTCATTCTTCATCACCAACGTATATGGCACTACACCTCTAAACTCAGAAGGTGCAGAACTGAATGCATATCCAACTGTATTCTTGAACTCTGTATACAATGATGGCAGCGTAGGTCTGAACGACACTGAAGCAGATTCTGATGTCAAGCAGACTATCGATCGCCGTGGTCAAGGATATGAAGTAACTGATGGTATCAAGACTATCTACTGTTCTATTGAGGATACTGCTTTTAATGCAGATAGTTTTACTGATGCTCTGTTAGAGTCTACTATTTCTAAATTGTGGTTTATCAAGACTCGTTCTGATTCTGGTAACACTAATACGTATTCATATGTTGATGTTCTTTCTTTCTCTAAAGTAAGAAGACCTGAAATTGATGGAACGGGTGCAGCAACATATCTCGAACTGACTGTTAAAGGTAATCGTGGTGAACTAGATGTATTCTTACTTGATTACGACCTAACAGATTCTATCAATCTTGTTCGCGAACTCTACAAAACTGAAGTTGAGGTTCAGACAAGAAACTCTCCTTTGTTTGTAATTAGAGATTACAACGAATCTATCACTCCTATTGTAGGACTGGCAAAACCAAAGAACATTGCACTTAAGGAAGTAAGTCCTGGTTTCAATAAAGATACTGATAAGATTGTATCTAAAGGAAAACTGACTGGTGGTGTTGAAAAGTATAACTCCATCTTTGACTTCTCATTTTTTGCTCCTGAGTTCTTCACTCGTATTCTTCTAGAAGAAACTATTACAGGAACTGAGTTCACTCCTGGTAAGTATGTTTATGGTGCTGTTAGTGGAGCAATTGCTGTCATTGAAGGTGGAACATCTGCAACATATTCGTCCATCAACAAACTATTTGTCACTATGGTGACTGGTGTATTTTCACCTGGAGAGACTATCCTAGGAGAAGATGGTGGAACACTTAAGATTGCGGTAGAGAATACCGTTTCCCACTTCATCTGTGTCAAGCGTGGTGACTCCTACAACGTAGGAAACCCTGTCATCTCTCTAGATGGTGTAGAGTATCCTAGAAGTGCCATTGAGATGGTAATTCAAGGGTCTGGTGCTATCTCTAGAGTATTTGTCAAAGATAGAACAGCAGTTACTCAAGTCTTCTCACAACCACCTGTAGTAGAGGTTGGTGGTGTTAGTCCACTTCCACTGAACGAAGCAACTATTGTTCCTGTTCTGTTTAGGAATACAGTATATACTTACTCGCCTAAGAACGTCAAGTCTCTATATTCTGCTTTTGGTTCTGGTAGCAAGAACAAGTTCTCTGCTGATGTCGAACTAGAAAGAACTGGTTATACTACAACTACTGCTATTACTGATTTTACATTCTCTGGAACCAGAGGATACAAGTATATTGAGTGTAATGGTTTTAACGGTGATGCATCAAGAAATCTTATTCAAGGCGATACTGTTCTGTTCTCCGATGTCAATGGAGACGTATTCAAGTATGTTGTCCAGTATGCAACCAGACCTGATGGTGTCAAGAGATCAAGAATTTACTTGGATCGCACCCTACAAGCAGATGTTGTTAACGCATCTGTTGTAAACCAGAGACCTCTTGTCGAGAATCCAGTAGGAACTCTAGTCTTCCCAACAGGAGATAAGCAGATCAAGTCACTGATTGATTCATCTGAAGATTCCAAGATTACTTACTACTTCAGAAGAGATTTTATTACTACTGCATCTTCTGGTAGCGGTAACCTAACATTTGCTGCACAACTTCCATTCGGAACACAGAGATTTGCTAATTTTACTCAAGAGAACTTCTTGATTACAGTTCTAGATCCTGGTGTTGCAATTCACAATTCCGAACTAGGAGCAGATCCTGTTAATGATCCTCCTGTTCTACTTCCATTCACAGGAACACTGAAGAAAGGTGATGTTGTATATGTCGATCCTTCATTCGTAAGCATCGAGCAATCTGACAGTAACTTGACTGCTGGTAGTGTTACTATTAACTTCCCAGAAAACTATTTTGGTAACATCGACCAAATTAGAGCAGCACTAGAAAACAGAGTTGCTAATCCTGAAGTAGGAGATCCTACATTTGATGTTCCTGCTATCAACTTCCCAACATTGAAGTTGACTGCTACACTGCAGGTATCCAAAGCAAAACCAAGACTTAAGACTTCTGTCGAGAATAAGCAAATCATTGTTCAGTCTGGTGGAACAACTATCGTTCCATTTAGAGGACAAGAGAATGGCGGCGAGACTATCCAGATTGTCTCTTATTCTGACGTATACAAACTGAAGTATGTATATGAAGGTTCTGTCTCTGCACCTCCTACTGTTGATGCAGGTGGTAACCTAGTATCTGGAACAGACGTAACTGATAGGTATACCTTCGACAATGGTCAAAGAGATACCTTCTATGACACTGCAAGACTAGTTCTAAAACCAGGAGTATCTGCTCCTACAGGACAGTTGATCATTTCTTTCGATTACTTCGAGCATTCACAAGGTGACTTCTGCACGATTGACTCTTATCTGCATGAAGCAGGTGTTACTGAAACTGAGATTCCATCATTCAACTCCTCAGTCAGCGGTCTAGTCTCCTTGAAGGATGTCATTGACTTCCGACCTAAGGTTGACAACACAAACATCCTTCCAGGGTATCAGGACGGATCCTTCCTGGCACAGAATGAGTATCTGTCATTCACTGCAACCTCTGGTATTCCATCCAGCACACCATCCGATGATCTGAACCTACCTTGGACTGTCAAGTATAATAAGGATCAGTATCTTGATAGAATTGATGGTGTATTCCTCAACACTCAAGGTAGTTTTATTGTCAAGAAAGGCAACTCTTCCTTGAACCCGTCTAAACCTGAAACGCTCAGTGATTCTATTCCTCTATACTATCTGTATGTTCCTGCATACACTGACAGTTTTAGAGATGTAAGAATTGTTCCTGTTGAGAACAAGCGTTACACGATGAAGGATATCGGTAAACTCAATCAACGTGTCGAACGTCTTGAGTATTACACGTCCTTGAGCATCCTTGAGCAGCAAGCATTGAATATGCAAGTTAAGGATGAGATTGGTCTAGACAGATTTAAGACTGGTTTCTATGTTGACAACTTTGAAACACATAAGGGAGATGTCAAGTCAGATGACTATGCTTGTGCTATTGACTCTCAACAGTCTGTTCTAAGACCACAGGTTAGCGAAGAAAGTCTTCTTGTTAAGGAAGTCAATACTAGAGAAGACCAGAGAAGAGTTGCTGGTTATGTCAATAATAATGGTGTTCTTTCTCTACCATTCTCGAACCAGAGACTACTTGGAAACAATTTTGCCACCAAGACTATCAATCCCAACCCATTTGTTGTTCTACAGTATGTTGGTGATCTATCCGTTAATCCTAGCGTTGACTCCTGGTATGATAGAAACACTGTTCCTCTTGTAACAGATAACAACACCAATCTGTTTGTTCCTTTCCTTGCTAAGTCTGATATCTCTTCTGCATTCAGCAGTCTGTATAACTCATTCCTAGTAACATGGAATGGAACTGAGAGATCTTTCTATAATATTAACGGTCTATCTAAGACTAATGATGAGATTGTTGCAGAAGAAGTAACTGCTGCATCTGTTGCAAGTTCTTCTAACATCAGTCCACAGAACAACGAAACTCCTAAGGGCGTATCTACTAAGACGAGTGGTGGTAAGTCTATTGTCAACTCTCTGCAATACTTTGCTCGCAGTATTCCTGTTAAGTTTACTATCCGTAGACTGAAACCCAAAACTGAAGTATTCGTATTTCTAGAAGGTAAGAAGATCAACCGTTGGGTTGTTCCCGATATCAGATTTACTGGAATCGCTGGTAACTCTCTGTCTACATTCAATGCTCCTATCATCACTGATGCAAATGGTAATGCAAGTGGCATCGTTCTGATTCCTGCTGGTAAAGCACCACGTCAAGCATCACAGTGGACAGGTGATACGGAGACTGTATCTTATGATTCAAGTTCTGAAGAAATTAGAATCACCACTGGCGAGAAGACTCTTAGATTCACATCTAGCAGCACCAATGTAGATAAAGAAACTGTAGAGAGTTTTGCAGAAACTAAGTTCTACGCAACTGGACTTCTACCAGAGAACCCTGTTTCTATTGTATCCACAAAACCTGCCTACTTCAAATCAAATGAAGGAACCCAGTTGGTCTCTAGCAATACTGAGCAAGAGCAGAAACCAAACCCACTCGCTCAGACCTTTAAGGTTGAGAATTACGAGGGTGGTGTATTTGCAACTGGTGTAGATATGTTCATTAACACTAAGAGTGATACTATTCCTCTTCGTGTATACCTGACTGATGTCAACTCCGAGAAGCCAGGCAAGAATGTTGTTCCTGGAACTGAGGTTGTTGTTGAACCTTACACTTACCTGAAAGTATATGTTTCAGATACTGTTGTTATTCTCAAGGACGAAACAATTTCTGGAGAATCTAGTAATGCATCTGGTCCTGTATTGAAGGTTCTTGATAAGAACAACAACGAACTTGCTATTTCAGAAGACAATGAAATTGTCCTGACCAATGAGCAGGTTTACACTATTGTTCTTGATAACAATAATGGCATCTCATTTGTTCCTGACGAGCGTCTGAAGATCTCTTCTATCACCACATTCAACAACGCAAACAACACTGAGATTACTGCAAGAATTGCTAAAGACTCAGGTGTTGTCTCTGCACTGAAGGTTACTAATGCTGGTGATAACTATGACACTGCTACTATTACTGTTGAGTCTCCAAGTCTACCTGGCGGTAGCAACGCGACAGGAACGGTCGTAGTATCTGGTGGTCTGATCTACGATTCTACTATCACTCTTGCTGGTAGAGGATACACAGAACCACCTTCGATTGTTATTAGAGGCACAGGAATTGGTAACGGTGGAGCAGTTATCGAAGCAGAGATCGAAATTACAGAACCTGCTGTTAGAATGGGTGTTGCTACAGACACCACTGGTGTTGTTCCATCTACAACTCCAACCAAGTTCCACTTCGATTATCCTGTATATCTACAGAACAATACCGAGTATGCTCTGGTTGTTGAGACCGATTCTCAGGACTACAAAATCTGGGCGTCTAAGCTTGGTGAGACTGAAATCGCAACTAACACTACAGTTACTACTAACCCATCACTTGGTTCTGTCTATAAATCACAGAACACTGGTTCTTGGGTAGAGGATCTGTTTGAAGATATCAAGTTCACTTTGTATCGTGCTGAGTTTGATATCTCTTCCAATGCAACCATTGACATCACTAACCAGTCACTTGGTTATGAAAAGATGATTGACAATCCTCTAGAGACATATGCATTTGCAAATGCGAATGCAACATCTGAGTTGTTTAAGAACAATAATAATGTCATCAAGGTCAACCATAAAAATCATGGTTTTGAAGATGGTAAGTCATATGTATTCTTTAAGAATCTAGAGACTACTGCTGGATATACACAAGGATCACTGAATACTACTTTGTTCAGGGTATCTAACTGTGGTATTGATACATTCTGTGTATCAGGAATTGGTAGAGCAGCAGACACAGTATTTGGTGGTGGTGCTAGTGGATTGATTACTTCTAATAAGAAGTATGAGAGAGTTCTTGCACAGTTCTCATATATCCAGTCACCATCTACAAACATTGATACTACAATCAAGACAACTAATGTAGTTCCTGTTGACTCCAACACCAAGAACTATACTTCATACTCTGTTGCTAATTTTGAAAGAACATTCCTCAACGAAGAACAGTTCTTCATCAACCAGAAAGTTGTTGCATCAGAAATCAATACTCTGCTCAATAACCTTGGTAATAGTCTTGTCTACCGACTAACACTTTCTTCTACTAAGACATATCTGTCTCCAATTCTCGATCTCAAGACATCTTCTATCAAACTATCTTCCAACAGAGTCGAGAATGGTTCTGGTAAAGAAAACAGATATGGTAAGAGATTTCAAGTCATTGAGTTCTACCCTGTATACAGATTGACTCTAACTGGTAACCTAGACAGCAATAGCAATCCAATTGTAATTAACGCTGGTCAAACTGTTGAGGGTATTGGTAACGATTCCCAAAATATTGAGGCATCTGGTTCTCGTGGTGAAGTTGTTAGATACAGAACTTCAGATAATACTATCTTTGTTAAAGTTAAGAACAACAATGTTTTTAAAGCAAATGAGCAACTCTTCTTCTCCCTACAATCGCAAGAAAACGGTGTCTTGGAAGATAACACAGTTGTTGTAAGTGCTGCTGGAGCAATTAAAGTAAATCCTGATTTCTCCTTTGGTCAACTAGTTACTGGTATCAATCCTTCTGATCCTACCAAAACTTATGACAATCTAATCAATGGAACTGTCCGTATTTGGGATGTTCCTTCTCAGACTCTAACTCTAGAGAATGATAAGCAACCAATTAATTCTGATTATGCTAGCACCAATGAATCTGGTTCCTTCATCAGAACTCAGCAAGTTGCTGATCAGTCTGCTGATATCTTTAGAATTGGTGACCTTGTTTCTTGGTCAAACCTAGATGCAGGTGATGAGAAATATTATGAAATTAAGACTATGATATTCTCCGAGGGTGTAGATTTTGTTTCCGAAGATAGTGCAAAGGATACTTCCTCTATTGCTAAGTATGTTACTAAAGAAATTAGTCTTTCTCAAGGTGCAACTGCAATTGATGTTATCATCACTGCGAACGTAACCGATAGCGAGAATATTCAACTCGCATACAAGACTAAGACTACTTCTATCCAGAAGAAGTTTGAGGATATTGAATGGCAGTTCTTTAATGGAACTGGATTTGAAGATACTCCTAAACTTGCTACACCACAGAACACAATCTCTGCTCAGAAGGAAGAACAATCTGCCTATCAAGAGTTTAGATTTAGTATTGATAACCTAGATGAGTTTACTTCATTCGGAGTTAAGATTTCGATGAAGACTGATGATCCATCTTATGTTCCCAAGGTTCAGGATATTAGGGTAGTATCATCGACATGATAAAAGTCGAAGGGCACGAAAACTTATATCGAGACCCCAATACTGGGGCAATCGTTAGCAATGAGAAACCTCCAACAAAGGTTCTGCACACTGCCATAAATGACATAAATACTTTGAAGGCAGAATTATCTGAAATAAAACAACTCTTAAAAGAGATAGCACGCAATGGCAATTCTTAGAAACGTAGCTAAATCAGACACATTTGAGAAGCAACGACAAACTATCAACCAAGTAGCAGCAGATTTGTTTGCTATTGGTGGTGGTGGAAGCGATTTATCTACAGGACTTCTAAGATTAGGTGATGGAACCAGACTGGAACCATCACTTTCTTTTGTGAATGATAACTCTGTAGGTATTTTTAGACCAGGAACAAAGATACTAGCATTTGTATCTGATGGAAAGAAACTCCACCAGATACAAAATGAATCCTCCCTGTATTACAGGAATGTTATTCTTCAGAAAAATGTTCTTGAGACTGGAGGATTGCAAATCACTGCTGCTGGTCAAGACTACGATCCTGGAGCATTTCAGAATATTGCGGTCATCGGTGGAACTGGTCAAGCAGGATCTCTCAACATTACCGTTTCCGAATTTGATGGATCTACGGTATCAGGATCTGGATATACTGCACCATCTTCTGCTGGAGGAACTGGCGGATCAAATTTTTCTAATGTATCATTACAGGGTGGGAATGGTGCAGACATTGTTGTCACGATTGAATATGATGCAGGATCTACTGGATTTAGTTCTACATCAGTTACTGATTATGGAGATGGAAACTATCTACTTAACGATGTTCTAACTCTTCCAACTAGCGTCAATAATATTACGGCAACAGTTGTTGATGAGTCTAATGAACTTACAGTTGCAGATACTACTGGAATTCTTGAAGGATTTCTTGTAACAAAAGTATCAGGAACTGGTAACCTAGCGCCACCAATTGCTGGAGACATTACTGTAAGTCAAATTCTTGATGCTACTACAATCGTTGTTTCTAGTAATGGAGATGCAGATGGAAGTGCAGTATTTAACTTCGAGGCTCCATGGGGAACGGGAACTGGATATTCTTATACTATCGATAAACTAGGTGTTATAACTAATGTTTCTGTTAATCAAGAAGGTGAAGGATATAGTGTTGATGACGATTTAACTGTATTTAATTTAGATCTAACAAATCCAATTGAATACATTGTAGATATTGAAGGTCTAATTAAGGCAACGTTTACAACTGCTGTTCCATCTGGAACTTTTGTTGTAGGAACTTCATATAACTTCAGTAGAGCAGATCCCTTTGGTGGAGCACCAACTACAATTGCTGCAGTAGCAGAAGAAGTAGTAACATCTGGAGGATCAATTACACTAGTAACTTTCTCTGTTGGTGGAACTGATTCTCTTTCTGGCGATGACACTATTGGTGGTCTTACAATAGACACCACTGAGAATGTAAATAGGTATACGATTGATACTGGTGATGGTGTTCCTACTAGATATCCAAATCTATCTTTGTTTGTTAATAATACATACAAATTTGATTACTCTGCTGCTGGAAGTCATCCATTTAGATTCTCTGTTCACCCACGAGGAACTCACAATACTATTGAAGATAGTGTAACTGTTACTGAGGGATCTTTAACAATAACACTTACCGATGCTTCCAATGTTTTACCTGGAATGACGGTAGAAAGAGGAGAGGGTGGAGAGATTACTGATACTGGGGATGTTTCAGCAGATACTACTGTAGTATCAGTTAATGGAAATGTTATTACTATTAACGAACCTATAACATCAAGTGGTCCAATGCCACTCTTGATTAAAGGTGTTGAATACACTGGGGGAGAGGTAGTATATGAGAATGACTATACTAATATTCAACCAACAGATTCTACTCCTACACTTTATTATTATTGTGCTCAGCATCCAAATATGTCTGGTGTTGATGCCACTACTGGTCAGATCACTATTGATCCAAACAATCCAAAAACGTTTGGTTCTGGACTAAACATTTTAGTAACTTCTATTGTTTCATCAGATAATATTACTTTAGATGTAAGTTCTGGTAACGTTGAGGCTATTTCACTTAGCACAGAAAATGCAGATATCACTACGGTAAATTCTACTGATGTATTTGCAAATAATTTTACTGCATCAGTAGAAGTAAATACAGATACTGTTACTTCTCCTGGTGGTTTGCTACTGCAGTCTACTGGTCTTACAAGTCCAGTAAACATTAAAGGTCAAAAAGTATCTTTCGTTCCTCCAACTGAAAATGCTATTGCATTGTTGGAAGTTACTACAGATACTGGAGATCTCACAACTACAGGAACTATTAAAACTACGGGGACTATCAACTCATCTGATATCCTTAAGATTGAAAATGCTAATATTTTCACTACAGGAACTAATGATTTAACTTTGACTCCTGCTCCTAACAGAGTTGTTAAGGTTGATGGAGTTACTGCTCTTATCATTCCTGCTGGAAATACTGGAGCAAGACCTGGAGCAGGAATTGTAGAAAATGGTGCTATCAGATATAACACCCAGACTACTCAGTATGAAGGTTACAGTTCTGCAACTTCATCATGGTCTTCTCTTGGTGGTATTAGAGACCTTGATGGTAATACATATGTAACTGCAGAAGAAAGTGTAGGAGCAAACGATGATACTTTCTACTTCTATAACGGCAATTCAAACACTCTTAAAATTACTCCAACGAAATTTAAGTTTGAAGAATTAAAGCAGATTGCATCTCTTAATACATCTGCTCCAGCATATAGTGAATGGTTCTCCAACACACCTGTATCTCTTGGTTCTTATCTAAAGCATAGAAACAATATTTACGAAGTAACTCTTGCTGGTGTTACTGCTACCGATGGAAACGCTCCAACGCATACTGCTGGCACACTTCCAAATAATACAGCAGAACTTACATATTCCACAACTGCTGTAGCAAACCTCTTATTCCAAGAAATTAATGAGGTCCAGATTGATCCGTTTGGTGACACATATCTTACTATTAGTGGAGATTTGCGTCTTCGTAATAACATCATTTCAACAGACATTAATGACTTAACTCTTCAACCAAATGCTGGCAAGAAAGTAGTTGTTGATTCTACTAGCACATTAGTTCTTCCTGTCGGTGATGATAATGAAAGAGGATCACCTGTTACAGGATCTATTAGATTCAACACATCTTCAAGTCAATTTGAAGGTTATGACGATAATGGTAACTGGGGTTCTCTTGGAGGCGTCAAGGACGTTGATCAAAATACTTACATTATTCCCGAGACTTCTCCAGGTGCAAATGAAAATATTTTATATTTTTATAATGATAACACCAACACGATGCAACTTAGCACTGCATCTCTAGACCTGACTAATATTGATACCATTACATCAATTAATAATACAAGTCTTGCTCTTGAGTTCACTCGACTAACTGTTGATAACAATGAGTTTGTTCTAGATAATACGGTAGCAGATAGAACATTTATTTACAATACTAGACAATACCTACAGTTTGGTATGTCTGGTGGTCTGACTGTAGACCCAATTCTCACTATTGAAGATAGTGGAGATATTTTCTATAATACCGCATTCGGAACTGGTAATGAAGAAAACCTAAAAATATTAAATAATGATCTAACTGAATTTGAAATTAGAGATTACAAAGTTCTCACATCTAAGTTTGATCTTGTAAAAGGAACTTCAGAAAATGGTTCTGCTCTTCTATACAATAAAACAGATCACAAAGGATGTAAAGTTCTTGTGTTTATGGAGAATGCTTTGTCTAACAAATCTTCCATGATGGAGTTTAGTGTTATTGATAATGGCACTGACATTTTCTATAATGAATATGGAAGTTTAAACTCCAACGAAGATGGTGCCATAGCAGAATTTGACTTTGACATTGAAGGCAACGCTAGAATTTCTTTAACATTAACAAATGATCATTCCGCTGCTGACACCGTTAAGTTCACTGTAGTCTCTCAAATCGTAAAGTAAAATGGCATCTAACATCCAAGAATTTGATTCTAAGCATGGGTTTTCTGTTGATCAGACAACCGTAGTTGATAGTTTTCGTAATGCAAAAGATATTAATACCTTAGAAATTAAGAATAGAAATTATGATGATAGTTTTGCTTCTTATTATATTCTTAGAGGGTTAAATACTTCGATTCTCGCACTTGATGATACAGGATCTCAAATTATTCTCCCAAGTAATAGTGTAAGTTTTATTACTGGGACAATTCTTGCAGTGAATGAAGTTGGCACAGCAGTTTATCATGCGAAATTAGAATCATCTGCACAAACAGATTTTGGTGGAGTTTCCACAATGTTGTCTAGTATGACAACTGTCATTAGAGATAGTATTCCTACTGGTCAGACATGGAATATTACTCCTTTTGTTGGTGGAGGATCGAATAGATTCAGTTATTCTACAACAAGAGCTGGAACAACCCTTGGAATTAAATGGGTTGTATATGCTAAGGTAGTAAATATTGAGTTCCAATGATGCTAAATAAGGTAGGAGAAATTGCAGGCGGAGCTCAGTAGAACATGAGTTTTAACATTAATTCCGACAAGGAGTTTATTAAGGCGTCCAAACCTCAGATTATCGGCACAGCAGAATTTGCTATTAAGTCTGGTGTCGGTGTAGACGAAAAAGAAGTTATCAGGGCTCTTCTGGATTCAGAAGAGAAGTTACCTCGTGTAGGTATCAATAGGACTGGACAAAGAGTCAATAATATTACTGTATTAACAGGAGGTTCTGGATACACTATTAGACCAACTGTTACAGTTTCTCCTCCTCCAGCTGGCGTTGAGGGTGCTATTCAAGCACTTGCGTCCTCCTTTATCTTTAATGGTAGAGTCTCCAGTATTGCTATCAATAATCCTGGTAAAGGATATAGCGAACCTCCTACTGTAACTATTACTGGTGGTAATGGTGCTGGTGCTACCGCCGAAGCATTTCTAGATACTGTTGATTTTGAACTAGACATCAACGGTGCTATTAGAACTTCTACGTCTATCATTTCTGATACGGCGAGAATTCTCAACCTGGATATCGATAACTTCGTTACTCCAGATGCTAACTTCAGGGGTCCAAACCTGAAGAACTACATGAACAATACTGGAACCATTTGGTCCGCTAATGTTATTGTTCAAAAAGACTCGTATAGATATTTTGGTTCAAATGTATACCAGGCAATAAATGCTGGTCAGACAGGTGACTTTGCTCCTGAGCATCTTGACGGAATTGTGCTCAATGGCGAAGTCCAATTAAAGCATATTGGTTTCCGTGTAGTTGATTCTACTGAGTTTGGATATAATGAAACTGGAGAGGCAGGTATCTTCCCAAGATCTATTACACCTTTGCTTGGTGATAGGTCCGATAAAATTGCTACTACTGAATACGTTCTTAATCTGGCAACCAATGACGTTGGTGGCAGAATCTATGTTTCGTCTCAAATTGGTTCTGACCTGAACGATGGTCGTTCAGCAGTTAACCCAGTTAGAACAGTTAAAAGGGCAGCACAACTTGCATGGGAAACTGTTGGTGTTAAAGAAACACTGATTGTTTCTGGTGGTGACTATGTAGAAGACAACCCTATCTCTCTTCCACCTGATGCATCAGTTGTTGGTGATAACCTTCGTCTTGTAATTATCAGACCTAATAATCCTGGTAAGCACATCTTTAAGTTTGGTGATAAAAACTATGTTACTGGCGTAACTTATAGAGATAAAGTTGATGCCAACGGAGACTCCGTTGCAACATGGGACTTTGCCATGGTGTTTGACGATAAGCAAAGAATTCTTATCGACAAAGAAGCTAATGGAGATTTTGGAGTAAACTTCCCGACTGGTCATCAAGTATTTGGACCTTCAAAATTCCAAATTAATTTTCAAAATAATAGCGGTCTTGCTCAACTAGCAAGCGGACTAGAAGCGATTGGTGTTAACACTGGCGCTAGAGGCGATATTTCTAATGTTAGGTTTGATAACCTTACTGGAAACAATGCATACCGAAATGGTAAACTTGACATTGTTATTACCAGTGGTTCGTTCCTATCTGGTGAAGGTTTTAGATATCTAATCAATGGAACTCAAGGGGTATCTCTAGATAGTTCATCAGGAACAACTAGAGCAAATGCTCTAGACAACACAATTTTGATGTCTACTGACCCTACTCTCAGTAACATCATTCCAGGTGGATACGTATATCTTGATGGAACATCGAATGCTCTTGTAGGAAATGGTTTCTATGAAGTTCTACAAATTGATGATGATAGTGCTCCTGAATACTATGTAACTGTTGCTCCCATTCTAGGTTCTGTTGGATGGAGAGAAGAACTAGCAGGAACCATTGATATTTACGCTGCATCTGTAAACGAAGGTGCATTCGATTCTACTAGTATCGATTCAATCCGTTCTGAGGGTGAAGTAGTTTATACTACAGAAGATTTTGATACCCCACTTCCTCTTTCTAGAATTGATTTTACTCTGCAGGGAACTTTTAATGATGGTTTCCAAAATGAAGTATTTGGAGATGCAGAAGATCTGGGTGGAATTGTATTCTATACAAACGCACTTGTCGGTAGAGAAAATACTCACGATTTCAAAGAAGGAGAAGAAATTTTAATTGAAGGTCTTCCTACAGTTTCTCCTGACCTTTCATTCTTGAATGGTTTTCAAAGAATCTATAAGGTTATTGAAGATCCTGATGGTCGTGCAAGACGTTTTGTTATTCCCAAGAAAGTTGATGCTGCTCTTGGATTAAACAGTAATAATAATTTTGATCCTGGTCAGTTTGCTACTGTTAAATCTGCGACAAGAAGTGTTACTCTATCCCTTCTCAACTCGCCAAACACATTCCCTCTAGCAACTCCCGTTGATAGAAGGTTCCAAGATGCTGTCACATTCATTAGAAATAATAGAGATTTTATTTCGGATGAAGTTGTTGGAAGAATCAACGATGAGTTCAAGAAAGAATACTACTCTGTCTATAATATTGCAGGAACTGCATCAAGCCAATTTACTCCTACAGATGTAAGTTATAATCCTGCTACAGGAGATTCAGTATTTACTGTTGCTAATCATGGTCTTGTAGCAGGCGATGGTGTCAGAATCGATGATGATTCGGTTGTGTTCACTTGTGCCATGGATGGCAATGCGACTGAGCATAGTGCTCCACAATCTCATCATTATTCAAGTGGAAAAACTCTACCTATCACGGCAAGCACAACAAATACATTTACTGTAAATGTAGGTGCTTCTGGACCAGATCAACAATATACTCCATCCAATGCAACTTATAATCCAGCTACGGGTGACATGGTTCTCACCATTGGAACTCATGGATTGAGTATTGGAGAAGGTGTTGTTATTGACGACAATTCTCTTTCATTCACATGTCAGATGGATGGTTTTGATACCGCCAAGACATATCCACGTCCAGGAATCGATCCATTTGCTGGAAGATCTATTCCCATTAAAGATACTAGCGATACTACCATCACATTGTATGTTGGTGTTTCTGGTGCTAATCAATACTTTACTCCATCAAATGCCACTTACGATCCAGTAACTGGCGACATGACTGTTACTGTTGGTCAGCATGGTCTTGGAGTAGGTCGTAGTGTTGTTCTTGAAGACGAATCATTTACGTTTACATGTGCTCTTGATGGCAACCAGTCAAATCACCAATACCCACGTCCTGGACAAGATCCATTCGCAGGTAAGTCTATTGCTATTACTGCTGTGGGAGCAACTCAGCATACAGCAACAGATGTTGACTACGATGCAGTTACAGGTGATACAGAAATTACAATTCCATCTCACGGTTTTACGACTGGAGATTATATTAAGATCTCAGATGGATCACTAGTCTTTACATGTGATCTTGATGGTAATACCGTTCAGAAATCATATCCTCGTCCTTCGTATGATTATCCATCTAATCGTTGGTTGTCAATTACAGTAATTGATTCTGAGAAATTCCGTGTCAATATTGGAGCTTCTAGTTACGAAGGAACACACACGTTTGTAAGCGCATCCAGTAATGGTATTGATCGTCAAGATGGAACTTTCACTATCAATGTAGGAACGTCTTCTGACACTTCCGCACACACGTTTGTAAGCGCCTCTGTAGGTGCTATTAAGCATGAACCACAATCTATCCATAGTTTCCAAGGATCAACTGCAAATGCTATTAAGCATCTTCCACAGTCTGCACATACCTTTGTAAGAGCAGCAACAGGTGCTATTAAAGTAGGTGGTTCTACGTTTGATATTTTCTTAGGAACTACTGATGATATACACACATATGTGAGTGGAGGAACAGTAGAATACGGCGGAAGCACATATTCTATTAGTAATTTTGCATACGATAACATTGTTACTGGTGTTGCTACTGTTACTGTAGCAAATCCAATTAATAATATTACTGATGATGCTACAGTTAAACTTGCAGATATTCTTCTTAGCTGTGCTAATGGACAAAAAGTATATCCAAGTTTCAGTATTCCTGTAGATGATACTCAATGTAAGCAAGACGTTGCTCACTTCCTCAATGCTTTAACCAGGGACCTTGAATTTGGTTGCAATCATAATATGATTGAAGCTGCCAAAAAATATATTGTTGGAGCTAAAATTAGTTATGTTGAAAATGAAATTATTCAAACTGTTCGTGCGGTAGAATATACTACACAGTTAGCAATCTTTGCTATGTGTAACTGGAGAATTGGTAACAGAACTCCAGGAGAAGATGTATATACTCCTGTATATTCATCAATACCAAGATATTTTGATGACACGGTAATAACCACAACTGCTACAGATGGAGGAACAATTGCTTGCTCCAATGTAGAGTCAGCAATTAGAACTTTATCTTTCCTTTATGTTGATGTTCTTGCAAACAACACTAACGGCACCAATCTCGATGCTGCATATTTGATTGCAAGAAATAGACATCTCATCGCAGATCTGGCACTAATAGATACAGAAACTCTATACCCATCTTTAAATCTATCAGATACACACCAAAGAAAATGTCGTAGAGATATCAGTTACATTCTTGGTGGTCTAATTAGAGACTTGTCTCTTGGAGGCAACAGTGGAATTGTTACTAACGCAGAATTTTATTACAGTGGTGCTGCACTAACAGGAATTGATGCGTCACAATTAGAAGAAACCAGATACGCATATACAAGAGTTGCTGAATACGCAAAATCAGCAATGCGTAACTGGTCTAGTTCTACTACTTCTGAAGTTGTAGAAGTAACACCAACAACTGCTACTTATACTCCAGCAAGCGGTGTAGTAGTTATTCAAATTCCTACCCCATCTACAATTCCAGATTTAAATGACAGAATTGCATTTAAAGAAGGAGCTCTTACATTTACTTGTTCTGGTGGAACTCATGCGAGTCCTACTCCTACAGATAGAAACTACGGTAACAGTCTGACGATTACCAACATCAATAATGTTGGTGGTGGTATTTTAGAAATTACAGTTAACGTGGGTAATGTTACATCACTAACTGGTAATGTTCCACATACTTTTGATAGTGCTTTGGCAGATGGCACTATCATTATCTACAACCCAGTTGATACAAGTAATTCTGATATTCCTAAAGTTGAAGATTGGAATATTCTTCTGTATCCTACTACTCCTCTATGTTCTAATGTAGCAACTGCAATTGACACATCATTTGCATTGCTTGATGGTATTCTAGAGTATGCAGATGATGATCAGTCACCCACTGCTATTCAACCTGGAGCGACTGCAATTGATACAGGAACTTTATATGATACAGCAAATATCATCACATATCCTGATTCATTCATCTATGATGCTGACAACCAGCGTGTAGCAGTTCGTGGTGATTATGATGACTATCCAATTATTGAGGCATCTCCATACACCCAGAACGCATCTGTTATCTCCTTCCTAGGTGGTGGTGGCGCTGAGGTTGATGGCAACAAAGTTAAGCAACCTAACTGCCCATTCCCTGGTCTTGAGTTAGACGGAACAGCATCCTTCCCCAATCAGGGTAAGTCGATGGTTGCGGCAGCATTCACGATCGTCTCCTTCGGAGGAACAGGATACAGAGTTGTTAACGATGGTTACACCCAGTTGGTGTCTGTCTTCGTTATTTTCTGTGCCGATGGCGTTCTTGCAGAATCTGGTGGTTACTGTTCTATCACTAACTCCGCTACAAACTTCGGTCAGTTTGCTCTAAGAGCAATTGGATTTAGAGAAGAACCATACGTTTTTGATGCTGGTTATTTCTCGGAAGGTTCATACATTCGTGCTATCATCACGAACGTTTCTCAAACTCCTACAGGAAGAACAATTCTCACTATTGAGAATCTTGGTAGAGAACCACTAGAGCATTACATCCTTAAGGTTGATGGTCTAAGAAATGTTGACGAAGATACTGAGTTCTTCGTTGAAGAGATTACTCAAGTAGGTGCTGGTCCACCGTTCACTGCTACATGCATTTTCGACGATGGGTCTGGTAGTCCTGTCGAACTAGTTGACATTGCTACAGGATCCACTGTTACTGCTGCTAATTTGAGTGGCAGAACTGTCAACCTGCATAGACCATCTATTGTTAACTCTTCCTCGCATACGTGGGAATTTGCTGGTTCAGGAACTAACTACTTGGCACTGCCTGAGAACGGTGGAACTAAAGTAGAAGCAAACGAGCAAGTATCTGAATTCTACGGTCGCGTTTATGTTTCTGGAACTGACGAACTTGGTGACTTTAAAGTTGGAACGTTCGCTAAGATCGAAAACAGAACTGGTGCTATCACCTTTACTGGAACGGTTACCATCTCGGAAGTTGAATTCTTGAAACTGAAAGGTGGCGACGTTGTTGTCACAGGTTTCGATGACTCCAACACTCTGGGTGGTGCATCTTCTTCTGATAGTAAGATCCCAACTCAAAAGGCAGTTAGAGACTTTATCACTAACAACCTTGGTGCATACATCCAGAAAGAATACTCTACTAACTCTGTTCCTAGAGCACTTGTAGAACTAACTGACTCTGGTAAGATCTCCCTAGACCAGATTCCTGCTCTAAGACCATTTGAAGTCTACACAGTTTCAAACCTATCTGAAAGACTCGAAATTGAAGGAGCACTTGCTGGTGACATCGCAATTCAGCAAGATAATAATACATCATTCATTCTGAATAATGATAATGATAGTTTGTTCTTAGCATTTGCTGTAGATCCTACACTAACTTTCACTATCAATGATATCTTTGAGGGAAGTATTTCTCAGGGACAAATTCAATCAACTGAATACAGACAAGGCGTCATGTATCAGATTGTTATCACTGATCCTGGTTCTGGATATACTATCCCCCCAACTCTTACTATTTCTGGCGGTTCACCAGGACTAGGTGCGATTGGTGCATCTGCAAGTTGCACTATTGCAAACGGTCAAGTTGTTACAGTATCGATTGATGAGTTCAATGGATATGTTGGTGGTTTTGGTTACACGGCACAACCAACAATTACATTCTCTGCTCCTCCTGCAGGAGGAACACAAGCAACTGGTCTTGCATTAATTGAGAGCAGATTATATGGCAATATTGTTAATGCCATTAAGATCACAGATACTGATCAAATAGATTCTAGTGATCTTCCTGCAGAAACTGTTAACTTAACAAGAACTATTAACACTTCTGCTAGTGATAGCAACAACTGGGTATCACTATCTACCTCAACTGTTGATGCTAGAGATATTACTGGTGGTCCGATTGCAACTGACCTACTTGCTACCAACTCTACTGCTGCAAACTCTTACACATTCTTAAGAGGTGATCAATCTTATGCTCTGGCAGTTCAATCACTGAAGTCTCCAGAAGAAAGATACTTCGCAAAACTGACTGTTCCTGCTCAGTCTGGTTCAATTAACATGGTCTTTGCGACCAACCAAAATGCATTGCAGGGTCACCTAATTGTTGATAGTGTTTTTGGAATTCCATCAGAAACTATCATTCAATCTGTAACCACCGAAAGTGGTCTGACTACGATTGGATTCGCTCAAGAAAAAGCACTAACAGCAACAATTCCAGCTGGAACAATTATTGAGTTTAGAAGAGCAACATCTCCAATCAGATTTGACTCTACATTTACTGAAGGTAACTTTATTGAAGAAATCATTATTGCCGATGGTGGTAATGGATTTACCAATGGAGAATATTTCAACCAAGGTGTTGTCGGTGGAAATGGTCAAGGGTTAAAGGCAACTTATATTGTAGAAAACAATCAAGTTGTTGATATTCTAATCACTAGTGGTGGTTCCAATTATACTCAAGACTTCTCTACTAATATTGCTCCAAGTGTAATCGGAAGTGGAACTGGTCTTGATCTTAGATGTAAGAGATCTACTATTAATAGACAGTATGCAAACGTTACTGTTGATATTGATAGAGTTCAAGAAGGTTCTGTTGACCCAGAATACGGAACAGTTGGTGTTGCTAGATTCGATAAGGCACAGTTCTTTATCAACGTTGGTGGAGAAGGTTCTATCAGACTGAAGACTGCTTCTAACAGTGTTGACTCTGGTCTTGATGCTGACTTACTCGATGGTAAGCAAGGTTCGTTCTACCAGAATGCAAGTAGTTTGACTTCTGGAACACTTGATTCTGATAGATTAGCAGGAACATATAACATTGATATTTCTGGTCAGTCTCAGAACACTATCAGACTGCTGAGTGGTATTAACAACCCCTCCTCTAACCCATCTCCTAACACGTTCAGCACAGGTATTATTTCTGATACCAAGAACAATAATGCTGACCAGCTAGTTGACGGTGGAACCAAGCATATGGTTCTGACCCTGAGATCTGGTCCTGACGCTACCTATGGTGGCATTAGACAGTTGGCATTCACAGACAACGACAACATGTGGTTGCGTGGTTCTGGAACTGGTGTTACTACATTTGGAACATGGGCTAAAATCTGGACATCAGAAAACGATGGTATTGATACAGGTCTTGATGCTGACCGCCTTGATAATAAGCAAGGAACATGGTATCAAAATGCTCTAAACATTAACTACGGAACAGTTTCTGCAAATAGATTACCTACATTCCAATCAGCAACTTCTTTCAGAAATACCCTGAAGGTTAAGTCTTACAACGGTGATCCTAAGTATAACATCTACGTCTCTGGCAGAATTCTATCAACTCTGCCTACACCTAACCCATTTACTCCTGGTAATGCGGTTAAAGTTTATAATGCTAACTCCCAAGCAATTGGTGATCTTGAAATTGATAACTTGATTATCAACGATGATACTGCAGATAACTTTAACGATTATACAATTATCCAAGCAAGACTAATCTCTGGTGGATTTACAGGTGCTCTGACAATTGGAACAGCAAGTAATAGAGTTGAGTTCCAAGACTTTACGATTGCAGATGATAACAATATTGATATTGCTACTCTGGAATCCGATGGAGGAACTGCTAATTTACGCATGGGTAGAACAGATGGTAATGCATCTAACCCTGGCATTTACTTTAGTTCTTCTCAACTTGCTGCAAATTACAACTCATCTATTGTTGCAACTGGAGGAACAGGAGTTGATGGTTCTGGAACACTAAATGTTCAAGTTGTTGATTCTGACGGATTCACTGTCAAAGGAAACATTATTTGGAATGAAGGTAACGTTGCATTTAATGATACCAATATTGTTACTACTTACAATGCTCTTGGTCTTCCAACACTAAGAAGCGCAGTAATGCGTGATGCCTCTGGTGACTTTGCTGCTAATCAGATTACAGTCAAAGCAGGTTTTGATGGTATCGTTGGTGCTTCGTCACTGAACGTATTGAAATCTGGCGATACAATGACTGGCACCTTGGATATTACAGGTGCTGGTTCTGGTCTATCCGTTCAGGGAATCACTGGTTTGACTGGTGACGTTACCATGGATAACGACCTTACCATCGGAACTAATGTATTCTTTGTAGATGAATCCGAAGAAGAGGTTGGTATCGGAACTCTTGTTCCATCAGATAAACTATCTGTAGTTGGTGGTTCCTTCTCTATTGCTTCTGGAGGTGGTTCTAATTCGATTGGAACTACTAATGGTTTCGGTATTGTATACGATACCACTAACGGTGTCGCTTATCAAATATCGAAGTCCACCAGTGGAAACACTTCAATCACTTGGGGAACTTCCGAATCTGGAACGACTACCAATAAGATGTCTCTTGATCCTTCAGGTGATCTTTATCCTCTCCTGTCTACTCAAGATTTAGGTCTGAATGCTACTAACAACAGATGGAGAAATGCATACATCAAAGATGTATATGCTAAGTCTTCTCTGGCAATTTCAGATGCTACTGCTAATGCAGGAGCTCCTGCATACTTCCTAGGTGCCTCTGGTTTCCGTAACTTCCGAGTTGGTAACCAACTGTTAGCAGATAATACATTTGAAATCACTGCAAGCACTGCAAATGGTGGTCAGGCATGGAACAGCACTCCTGCACTGTTTATTCAAGGTTCTACTAATAGAGTTGCAATTAATACCACTAACTTTAGTGGAACTGATACGTCAGAAGCAACACCTGTAACTAGAAACTATCAACTGAATATTGAAGGTGACCTGAACTTCAATGGTCAACTCTTCCAGAACAACGAAGAGTTTGTTACTTCAAGATGGACACTGAATAAGACTACCAATAATATTTGGAGACTGTCTAAAGTTGGTGTTGGCAAACCTGACCCAGTTTATACTATAGAGACTGCTCCTCTAGTAGTCAGTGGTTCTCTTGTTAACGATGGTTCCGTTAATGTTGGTGGTTCTACTTTCAGTTCTGGTGTAAACACTAGTGTTGTATATGCAAACGCAGATCCTCAGTATATTGATACTTACGGTATTTTCAAAACAAACCGCAATACAATCAGCGAAGGAATCACAATTCCTTCAGCAACAAATGCTATGAGTGCAGGTCCTCTAACTATAAATAACGGTGTAGTCGTCGTTATTCCAAACGGTTCTTCCTGGTCGGTTGTCTAAATATGAGTTCACTATACGTCAATAACATCCAGTCATCAACTGGAACTGTTGTAACTATACCAGCTGGCAATGCATTGTCATTTGCTGGGACGCAACTAAGTTCAAACACCATCTTACCTTCGCCTCAAGCAGGTAAGATGGTATTTTCTAATGGATCTAATTATGAGTTTGGTGACTATGGTGCTGTAAGAGTTATTCAATTTCAAAGTAATACAACTTACACAGTTCCTAATAATGTTTCTATGGTTCACGTTAAATTATGTGGAGCTGGTGGAGGTGGGTCTGGACACGGTGAGTCTGGAGGAGCTGGTGGTTATGCTGAGGGATTCTTTACCGCATCTCAATTGGGTGGTGCTGGAGCATCAATCGCAATCACTGTAGGAACTTCTGGAACTGCAACATATTATTCTGGATCGAGTGGTAATGGCGGAACAACATCATTCGGAAGTTTAATGTCCGCAACTGGGGGACGAGGTGCTAACAGTGTAAACCAACACTGTGGTGGTCATGGTGGACTTGGATCAGGAGGATCAGTAAACCTTTATGGTGGTGGTGCTGGCGGACACGTCACATATAATCATAGAGGTGGATCTAGTTACTTCGGTGGTGGTGGTGCTGCTGGTCACCCACAAGGTGGCGCATATGCATTCAACCACTCCCAAAATTGTGCCCCTGGTGGCGGTGGTGCAGGAGAGCATTATAGATCATACTCGGGAGGATTTGGAAAAACAGGTATCATCATAATCATGGAGTATAGATAAATGTCAGTATTAAGAGTAAACGAACTCAGGTCACAAACAGGCAACATCATCAGCATTCCTTCAGGACACGAATTGGTTTTGGATACTACTCCAATCAATTCAAACGCTTTGCCACCAACAGCAGGAACTGCTAATTCAGGAAAATTTCTAAAGTCATCTAATGGTTCTTCTATTGGATGGGAGTCTGTAGGTCCAGTTTCTATTAGAACATATACTTCTAGTGGAACGTGGTCTAGACCAGCTGGTGTTACTAAGATTCTAGTAAGACTTGTAGGAGGTGGTGGTGCAGGTTCAGGTGTTGGAGAATCTGGTGCTGCTGGTGGATATTCAGAAAGGTTGCTTGATGTAACTTCTATCAGCAGTGTATCAGTAACTATTGGAGCAGGTTCAGCTTCTCCTACCACGTATTCAGGTAGATCAGGTAACGGCGGAACAACATCATTTGGATCATATTTATCGGCATCTGGTGGCGCTGGTGCTAATACATCACATCAACATTGCGGTGGTCTTCCTGGAATAGGTTCAGGAGGAGATATTAACCTCTACGGAGGTGGCGGAAATGGACATTCTTACTATGGTTGTGGGGATGGAGGAACATCATTTTTTGGTGGATCTGGAGCAGTTGGACACCCACAAGGTGGACAATATGCACACAATAATTCAGAATCAGCTGGATTTGGTGCAGGTGGTGGTCCTGGATATCATACATCAACTCAAGGTGCCAAAGGTAAAGGTGGCGTTGTAGTAGTATACGAATTTAAATAAAATGAGCACTCTATCAGTAAATAACATCGAAGCGGCACAAGGTGGTGTCGTTAATATTCCATCAGGTTATAGTATATCTGTCGATGGCATTTTAATTAATGGCAATACTTTACCTCCAACTCCGTCTGGAAGTAATCAAGGTCAAGCACTCTATGTTAATAGTAGTGGAAATCTAGACTTTTCAACTTCTGGTCCTAGAAGTATTCAAACGTTTACTTCTAGTGGAACTTGGACTAAACCTTCAGGTATTTCAAAAGTTCTTGTTCAAATTGTTGGTGGCGGTGGTGCGGCTTCTAGTTATGGAGAATCTGGTGCTGCTGGAGGATTTTCAGAAAAACTAATTGATGTTACTGGAACTAATAGTGTAACTGTTACTGTTGGAGCAGGTTCATCTGCATATACATCATACTCAGGTAGAGCAGGTGGTGGTGGAACATCTTCATTTGGTTCCTTTATGTCTGCTACTGGAGGTGGCGGGGGGAATAGCGCACACCAACATTGCGGCGGTCTTCCTGGACTAGGTTCTGGTGGTGATCTAAATATCTATGGGGGTGGAGGTGCTGGACACTCATATTATGGAAGATTTGGTGGAGGAGATTCTTTCTTCGGTGGTGGTGGTGCTGCTGGTCACCCACAAGGCGGTTACTATGCTTACAATAATAGAGAACTAGTTGCTGCTGGTGGTGGCGGTTCAGGTGGTTATCATTACTACAGTCACGGTGCTACTGGAAAAGATGGTGTTGTTATTGTATACGAATATTCCTAAATATTAAAGAGAAAAATTTTTAAAAATGAAAAGAGTATTAGTAGATTACAGAGGACTGATCAGCGAAGTCGTTGACGTTGGTTCCGAGTTTCCTGTTTATAACGGAGCAGACGCTACCCTTAAGTGGGTTCTTTGTCCTAATGACGAAGTAACTGCTCTCTGGCATCTGTCAGAAGGACAGTGGGTTTCCCCAGAACAGAAAGTTGACTATGATCAAAACATGAAAAGAAAGATTGCCTATGGAGACATTGGCGATCAACTTGATCTACTCTTCAAAGATATTAAATCAGGACATTTGTCTGATGGAGAATGGGTTGCCAGTATTGATAGAGTAAAGACAGAAATCGAATCACAGCGTTCATACGAAGCAAACTCGGCTAACTTTGAAGGAAAGGTTAGAGTAAAAATTCATGGCACCGAAGATCCATCATGGAACTATCTACCAAATTCTGATTTGATTCCCCCCGAATTTCCTAACGACAACTGATAACATCTCTATATTATGAAAGTCAATTCAATATGCATTGTCGGTGGTGGCACTGCAGGATGGATGTCTGCGGCAACTTTCTCAAGAGTTTTTCCAGATAAGAAGATTACTCTTGTCGAGTCTCCATCTATTGCCACCATCGGTGTTGGAGAATCTACCACTCAGTTCTTTAGAAAGTGGTTGAACTTTATTGATCTTGATAATTCATGGATGGAAGAATGCGATGCCACATACAAGTTTAGTGTAAGGTTTGAAAACTTCAACGAAGAAGATCCTTTCCACTATCCATTTACAACGCAAGACTCAAGGAAAGATCCAACTGCGTGGTTCATACACAAAGCAATTACTCCAGGATTGTCTGTGAGTGATTATGCTGATTGGTATGCTCCACAAATGAAAGCAGTTAATGAGGGTAGAATACCAACCCAAGACTTTGATAGATTTGTTCTGAAGAGAGACACAGGTTTCCACTTCGACGCTACTAAGTTTGCAACTTGGTTAAAGAATAATTTGTGTCAGAATGTAGAGCACATTGAAGCAGATGTTATTAGTGCCGACCTAGATGAGTCTGGCAATATAGAGAGTTTACATCTTGACAATGATTCATTGTTGAAAGCAGATCTATTCATTGATTGCACAGGATTTAGATCTTACTTGATCAATGATATCATGAAGACTCCATGGGAGACCTTTGATGATATGCTACCCAATGATAGTGCATGGACTGTAAGACTTCCATATACAGATAAAAAGTCTCAGATGAGGACTTATACTAACTGCACTGCATTGAACAATGGTTGGGTATGGAATGTCCCATTGAGAAATAGAATAGGAACAGGATACAACTATTCATCAAAGTTTATTAGTGATGAGGATGCTCTAGAAGAATTTAAAGAGCACCTTGGATATCCTAAAGAAACTCTATGTGAATATAGAAACATCAAATTTAAAACGGGAATCTCAAAGAAACCCTGGAACAAAAATGTCCTTGCAATTGGATTGTCTGGTGGATTTATTGAACCCCTAGAATCAAATGGATTGCTTAGTGTCCATGAATGGTTGATCTATGCTTCTCAAATAATTGGAGACAATGCAGTAAGAGCATTAGATATTAATGCATTCAACTTTACTGTTACCAAAGAGTTTAAAACTTTTGCTTACTTTGTATATTATCACTATGCTTTATCAAGTAGAACTGACTCTCCATACTGGAAGTATATGACAGAACAATATGATGGACATGGAGATCTTCATGATGAATATTTGTATAAAACTAGAAAGGCAACTACGCCATTGAACAAATTAGAATATGAAAAATTTACTTATACTAACTATAGTGGCGAATCTTTTATCATGGCAGGACACGGATACAATCCATTTAATCTTGTAACTCTAAGACTTCTAGAGACAGAAAACATCATTGACAAAGGTTCATATATATCTTTAGATAACTATAAGCATTACGACGGCTTAGTTAATACATTCCCATTTGCTCACGAATATTATGAAAGTTGAAAAGATCGTTATTGTTGGTGGTGGTTCGTCTGGATGGATGACTGCAGCACTATTGGCAAAACAACTGCCTCATATTAATGTTACAGTTATTGAACCCGAAGATATTCCTACGGTTGGTGTTGGAGAGTCAACACTTGGTCATATCAATAGATACATGAAGATGATTGGCATTCTCGATAGAGAAAAAGAATGGATGCCATACTGTGCTGCAACGTATAAAGTATCAATTCAGTTTACAGACTTTACACACATTGGAGATAGATACCAATATCCATTTGGTCAGATGGATTATAGTAATGATATCAGTCTTCAAGACTATGCTTATATCAAAGCAAGACATCCTGAATTTGAAGTTCCGTATGCTAACTTCTACAATCCTATAGCATACTTAGCAGACAATAATAAAATGACTGCTGATTCTAGGGTTATCAGGAATTTTGATTTCAACTATGACACATCATATCATTTTGACGCTGCTCGTTTTGGGGAATGGTTAAAAATTAATATATGTGAACCAGAGGGTGTCACTGTAATTAGAGATTCAGTTGAAAATATTAATGTGAATAATGATGGTATTGAATCGTTAGTATTAAAAAAAGATAAATCTAAAATTACTGCAGATCTATTCATTGATTGCACAGGATTCAAATCTCTTCTTCTAGAGCAAACTATGGGTTCTGAGTTTGTAAGTTTCAGTGATGTTCTTCCTAATGACAAAGCAATTGCTACAAAAATTCCATATGTCGATAAGAAAAAAGAAATTCATAATGTAACAGACTGCCATGCTTTATCTGCTGGTTGGGTTTGGGATATTCCTTTGTGGCATAGAAGAGGAACTGGATATGTATACTCCAGCAAATATATTAGTAGAGAAGATGCAGAGACAGAATTTAGAGCACATCTTGCCAAGACTCTAGATCCAAAGAGAGCAGAAGAAGCAGAATTTTTTGAGATTGATATTCGTCATGGAAAAAGAAAAAGAGCATGGGTTAAGAACGTAGTTGGTATTGGACTCTCCTATGGGTTCTTAGAACCCCTAGAATCTACAGGACTTTTCACTACACATGAAAATGCTATTATGCTAGTTAACACCCTTGAGAGACGTTCTGGGTTTGTCTCGAAGGTTGATGTCGATGGATATAACTATGCTGCAGATCATATCATCGAATGCTTTAAGTCATTTATTCAGTTCCATTATTCCCTGTCACAGAGAGAAGATAGTCAATATTGGAAAGATCAAATTCATAACACTCCTTTGTATTACAATGATAATCCTACTGACATTACATTGACATCCCCAAGATTGTATAAGGAATATTTACATGCAGTAAATGTAGCTAATGTCAGTGAAGACCTACAAGGATTAAATTATATTGCAGGGGGGATGGGGTATAATCATGTTGGACCATCGGAAACCAACTTCAGACTTAGCAAACAATACGCTGATCCGTCTAGAATAAATAAGGGTATGGTAGTATCTAGACAAACCAGAGACTATGTGATGCGCCAAATTGTTAATATGCAGTCTACTTATGAATTTCTCCAAAATAATGTCTACTTTGAATATATTTCGACAGAGAGAAAATACACACCGAAAGAATACAACTTCTAAGATTAAATTTATTTCAACTGTTCCTGGAGTGAGCACTTTATATCCAATCACTCCAGCAATGAAATATAAAAGAGAATGGATTGGCGAAGAGAAAGAAGACTACAAAGAAAGAAAATCAAAGTGTCCTGTTAATAGTCTGGTAGCACCTCTTATAGGTTCTATTACAAAGTGTCCTGCTGTAAAAGCAACAATGGGATCAGGATATATTCTGAGAGCACCTGCTGATTTTAAGATTCATACGAATGGAGATGGCGAAACTCTACTACCAACAGCAAGAGATATTCATCAACGCTATACTTATATTGTAACACACGAAAAAGAAATTACTGATTGGTTACTGAGTCCTGCTCTAAGAGAAAAAACAGTAAAGACTGTGGTTAAAGTTAATACTCCATGGAGACTCATCTGTCCAGATGATGATATTGTTTTCATGGTAACTCCTGTTCCATTTACATCAGAAAGTCGCTTCTCTGCAGTTCAAGGTATCCTAGATCCAAAAACTGCATATGAAGTAAACGTCCAATTATATTGGCATGTTATGGAAGGAGATGTTGTTATCAAAGCAGGAACTCCTCTGTGTCAATATATTCCTATTTCAAGAAAAGCATTGACTTCGGAAATTGAATGTTATGATGCCACCCAGTATGATCATAAGATGGAAGATGAGATTTACTATGCAGGTATTCACACTTACATGGAAGAATCTACAGGGACAGAAAAAATGCTGAGAATCTCTAAAATTATGAATAAGTATTATGGTAATTAATTTATTTCCAACACCAATTTACAAGAGATCAATTCGTCCTACTGAATTAGAAAAAAATACTTGTGACAATTTCTTCGCAGAAATATTTGATAAGTTAGATAAGAATGTGTGGCCAGGTGAGTCTGGAAAATCAACAGGATACTATGATGTAGACTTACATACAAGACCAGAGTTTAAATGGTTGTTTGACGGAATGATAGAACCATTGAATACTTATTGGTGGGAAGTATTAAAATATCACAATGCTTTAGTTCCTACCATAACTAGTTCGTGGGCAAATCTTCATATGAAAGGAGAGTCTACTGATGTCCACTCACATGTTGATGGTTATGACGGACTCAATCATATCTCTGGAGTCTTTTACTACAAGAAACAAAAGGAAGAAGAAAATATTAAATTTGCAAATCCACTGGATTCTTTATTGAGGTGTCAACCATACAGAGACATGAAAGGCATTGAAGAAATATCTACAGCACTAGAGACTGAATCATATGATCTATTAATTTTCCCTTCTTGGTTGAGACATAGAGTTGATCCAAACGTATTAGACGAACCACGTATTGCTATATCATTTAACTGCAGAGGAAATTATGCTGGCACAGAAAACTTCATTAGATGACTTTACTTTATGGAGTCCTAGTTCAGTATACTTCAATGATTTTATTAAAGTAAAGTCATTGAAAGATTGGGAGTATGAAAGAAAGGACAACTACTGGATTGCGGAGTCTCCATTTTATGAAGATGGATTGGATAGATTTAGAGACTTCGTAGCGCAATGTCCCGTATGGAGAACTAATTCAGAAAAAATATTTAAAGAGAACAATCCTTTTGCAACTATCCATTTACCTACTTGGGCAACAGCTGATGTGTGTCAATTGCTCAGGGATTTTTTTGTAGTAGAATGTGGTAGTAATTTTTATAATTATCACTACGAAGAGTGGGGTAATATTTTTGATAGAAATTATTGCAAACCATTAAAGAGATGGAGAATTCCTCATATGGATTGGCCGAAAGGAATTGTAGGAAACTTATGGTTTGATGGTGGACAATCTACAGGAACTAAACTATACCGTTACAAAAGAAATGTAAACGTTACTCAGATGGAATTTCATTACAACACAGAACTTCCTCAACATCAAAAATGGATTTCATATGCTGATGATGATAGAGCAGATGAATGGTTTAATTTTGAAGACACAGATTACTGGGAGTTTGAAGAAATTGATTTTGCTCCTGCTAAAACTGGAACCATGACTTTATACCGTAGTAATACAGCACACGATCCTTTCATCACACCAGACACTAATTTCAGATGGTCCCATACGTTCTGTTGCTTTATTGATCATGTATCTTGAACCAGTATTTTCTACACCTATATGGTCGGAACAATTAGAGTTAGACTTATCAAGTCTTGAGAGATATGCATATAGTCTCCAGGAAAAAGATTCTGGCAGAGTTATATCAAATCATGGAGGTTGGCAGTCTTCTGATATATTTGAGTTTGATAATACCCCTATCGAACCTCTAATAAATAATATTAGGAAACTACTAAAGGTATGTTTTCAAACACTGGAAGTCCCAAATATTCCAGTCATAGACAATGCATGGGTTAATATCAATCCTCCAGGATCTTTTAACAAACCACATATTCATGGGAATAATTGTTTTCTTGCAGTTGTATTTTACGTAAAGGCAGCAAATAATAGCGGAAGTATATTTTTTGATAGAGGTTCTCTTCAAGAATATATCTTAAGTAATTTTGTTCCTGGCGGTAGGAATACTTTTAACAGTTCTAGATGGCAGTATCAATCAAAAGAAAATCAAGTTATCATTTTCCCATCTTGGATTTCTCATTCTGTCGGCGTAAACGAATCAGATAGCGACCGAATCTCTATAGCATTAAATGTAAAAATATGATTGAACTTAATAATTTTTTATCAGACAGACTAAATCGCCATTACGAAAATATTTTATTTCATGGAGAGTTCCCTTGGTATTATGCTGATAACATTACAAATAGTCCCACGCATTTTAATTCATATCCTATAGATTATAAACAGTATGGATTTCATCATACTTGTTTTATGGAGTATGAATCTAGAAGTTCTACTTTATCATACTTTACTCATCTAGTAGAAATGGTTAAAGATGAACTACCAGAAAATCCAGAAGGTCATGATTGGGAATTGTTTAGAGTGAGGTGTGGATTTAATCTTCCATTGAGTCCTATCAATAAAAGATATGCTTCTCTAGATCATAACCAACCACATGTTGATCATGATAACATAGTTGTTACTGGTAAAACTTTAACTTGTTTGTATTATGTTAATGATACAGATGGAGATACTTTTATTTTTAACGAGAAACTAAAACCTGCTCCTTCATCATGGCCAGCAAAATTTACTGTTAAGACTAGAGTAAATCCTACCAGAAATAAATTATTAATTTTTGATGGCGATCATTTCCATGCAAGTTCTAGTCCTGTTGAATATGAATCAAGATTAGTATTAACATTTAATTTTCATGATAGACGTTACCAACTTCCATAAATTTTTAGAAAGAATTCATTCAGAATGTTTATTCGATGAAAAACCTCTTCATGGTAAGAATGTTTTTTCCGAACCAGTGGCTACATGGAATGATGTCAATGATGTAATTAACTTCAATAGAGGAGTAGTTGACATCATCGATAGTAATGGAAATCGTATAGATGTTCCCGCACTTAAATATTTTTGGTCTAGTAGAATACTACAGAGCAAGGTAGAAATTACACAACAAATTTTAAAAGGAAATTGTTTTTCTATATCTCAATGTTTCTACCTTAACGAACCTGTTAATTACATACTTAATATACTAGAAGAAAGATTTGATTTGATATGTGATGCTCATCTATATGGAGGAATAAGTGGCGAAGCAAATTCATTTCATCCTCATGTAGATGTTCCATCTAATTTTATTATTCAACTAGAAGGAGATACTCAATGGACGATATATAAGAACACTGCTTCGGACATGTATCCACAAGAATATATTAATTCTTATAGAAATGTAGATTGTCTAGAACCAGAGATAGAAGTTATATTAACTCCTGGAGATATTTTATACATTCCCCCTAGAAAATATCATAAAGCAAATCCAAGCGGTAAAAGATTATCTCTAAGCATACCTGCTGCATCTAAGAAATACACTAATGCTCTCCCTATCGACAGACAATTATATGATATTACCAAAGGATGTTCATTTAATTAAGAATCATATTAATAAAGATGTTGTGTCTTTGTTGCTATCTGAGATTAGGATGTTTGTAGAAGCATCAAAAATTTTTGGAGATAGTAGTGGATATGTAGACGATACCTTTAATTGGTATTCTCCTCCTGGTTGTGAAGCATTGATGTTAAATCAAAAACAATTTGTTGAAGAAAAAATAGGATTAAATTTATATCCAACATATAGTTATGCTAGAATATACAACAAAGGTAGTGAACTCAAAAAACATTTAGATAGAAAAAGTTCTGAACATGTAGTTACTTGCTGTTTATATAAAGAATCTCCATATCCCATCACTATAGATGATGGCGATAATCTACATCATATAGATCTAGAGGTGGGGGATATACTAATATTCCCTGGCAGAAAGTATTTTCACTGGAGAGATAAATATCAGGGAAAGGAACATATTCATTGTTTTCTTCAATATGTTGATGCTGATGGTTCATTGGCAGACTACAAGTATGATACTAGACCATGCTTGGGTTCCAACTACCAATTTACAGATCAAAAAGTTAAAGATGAAATGATACGAGGTTATTAATGTCTACAGAAACTGAAGAGAAAAAAGATCTTAAAACTTTAGATGAAGTTTGGGATACGTTCTCGGAGCGACTTGCTGATGCTAGAGTAGCTCTAATAAATAAGAGAGAAGAGATTGAAAAACAAACAGAAATCTCTACGCGAATTGATCTAACAGAACATCACGATCTACAGATCATGGTGCATAAGTTAGAAGCAGCACTTGAAACTCTTAACGTAGTTAGAGTCGAGTGTTTAGGACTAGAATCATTAATCAATTATGAGGTATAAAAATGGATACTGAACAACTTAAAAAGAATTTTGACGATCAACTTGCTCAAACTCTAAAGCAAATTGGGGAACTCAAAGAAAATCTAAAGAAGGCAGAGGAATATAAACTGAAGCTAGAGGGAGGTCTTGAAACCTTGCTTATGTTGAATCCTCCAGAAGAAGAAGCAGCAGAAGCACCAGCAGAATAACTCTAAGTCCCTGCCTGATAAATACAGGTAGGGACTTTTTGTATCTAGGTGCATGGCTTCACCATCAAGTAAATCAGAATTAATTGATTTCTGTAAGCGTCAACTGGGAGCACCAGTGCTGCAAATTAATATTGCAGACGAACAGGCAGATGATATTATTGATCAATCAATGCAATACTATCACGAGTATCATTTTGATGGTGTTGAAAGGATGTATCTGAAGCACAAGTTTACTGAGGATGATGTTACTCGTTTTACAGAATCTGATCAAGATACTACTGCTCCAAACTCAGATGCTTGGGAAAATAGAAATAACTATATTGAAGTTCCTGATGCAGTAATTGGTATTGCCAAAGTATTTGGTGTTTCCTCAAACTTTATGAGGAACAACTTGTTTGGTATGAGTAATCAATATTATTTGATGGACCTGTTTTCATTCTCTTCAGGTTCTGGTTTTGCTTTTGGCAACTTTGATCTTACCAACTATTACATGATCAAGCAGCATTTTGAAACCATTGATATGGTTATCAATACAGGTGCGTTTGTTGAGTATAGATTTAATAAAAGACAAGATCGTTTATATCTTGATATAGATACAACAAGAATTGTAGAGGATCAGTATCTACTTATTGATTGTTATCGTTATTTAAATCCAGACGATTTTACTCAAGTTTATAATGATAGTTTTGTCAAGAGATATGCTACTGCTCTAATGAAGAGACAGTGGGGACAAAACCTAATCAAGTATAACGCAGTTCAACTTCCTGGTGGTGTTACCCTTAATGGTCGCCAAATTTGGGAAGACGGCAACAATGAAGTGAAAGAACTGGAGTCAAGAATGATGACAGATTACTCACTCCCACCCATGGATATGATCGGATAAGATGCCTACTAGTCCTTATTTTCCAAGTTATTACGGTGGCACGTCTGGCGAGCAAGGTCTCGTTCAGGATCTTGTGGATGAACAGATTAAACTGTTCGGCACAGATATCTACTACCTACCAAGAACTATCATTACAGATGGTGTCCTAGACGATATCATCTATAATAAGTTTGAGAGTCAGTTTCAAATAGAGATGCTCTTACAGAACGTAGAAGGTTTTGGGTCACCATCAGAATTTATCAGCAAGTTTGGACTTCGTATTACCGACGAGGTTCGCTTTGTTGTGTCTCAACGTAGATGGGATGATGCAGCAGCAGGTTACACTCTTACTGTCCCTGGTCGTCCTAACGAGGGCGATCTACTTTACTTCCCACTTACAGAAGATATTTACGAGATCAAGTTTGTAGAAAGAGAAGATCCATTCTACCAGTTAGGTAAGATCTACTTCTACACTATGACTGCTGAGATCTATGAGTATGGTAGTGATGACATCTCTACAGGTGTTGAAGAGATCGATGCTCTTGAAAGTCTGTTTAGTAGTGCCATTGCTCTCACTCTTTCTGTTGGTGGAACAGGAGAATTTACTGATGGAGAAACTGTTACAGGTAGCACTACTGGAACAGAAGCAGAAGTGAAGTCTTGGGATAGTGCAACTAGAGTTATGCAAGTAATTAATAGAACAGGAACTTTTGCCACAGGAGAAGCTATTACTGGAAATACTAGTAGTGCTGTCTGGGTAGTAGGAACCTTCGATACTCTAAATAATACGAACAGCGAGTATGATCAAAATCGAGAGATCGAAGATGCCGCTGATAACATCATTGATTGGACCGAAGGTAATCCATTTGGTGAGTCTGGAAATTTTACGGGTAGTATCTAATGTTTGGATCTCATTTTTATAACGAAATTATTCGTAAAAATATTGTCGGATTTGGAACCCTGTTCAATAATATTTCCCTCAAAAAAATTGATCCTTCTGACAACTCTGTATTAGAAGAAGAGAAAGTTCCTTTGGCATATGGTCCAAAGGCAAAGTTCTTAACACGTCTAGAGCAGAATCCAGATGTTGGGAGAAAGATTGCTATTACATTACCACGTATCTACTTTGAGATGACTGGTATTCAGTATGACTCATCAAGAAAGACATCTCCAATTCAAAAATACAGAAAGGTTCAAATTGAAGATGGTAATGAAGTAGCAGAACAGTATGTTCCTGTTCCATATACTCTTGAATTTCAACTTGGTATTATTGCTAAGTCTCAGGATGATGGACTTCAAATTCTTGAGCAGATTCTTCCCTACTTCCAACCATCTTTTAATATCACTCTCAACATGATTCCAGACATGGATGAGAAAAGAGATGTTGCTATTACATTGAACAATGTTCAGTATGATGATGCATGGGATGATGGTTTTCTTGAGCGTAGATATATTACATGGGAGTTATCATTTACTGCTAAGTCTTACATCTATGGTCCTTATGATCAAGCAAGTGTTATCAACAAAGCAATTGTTTATGAGGGTATTAACGCTACTGTTCCACAAAGAACTACTAAAGTTACATACACACCCAAAGCATTAGAAGACTATAACAATGATGGCACTATAGATTATCAAGATGATCAACTAGTTGTAGCATCAGATGACTTTGGATTTAATGAAGGGATTGAAATACTATGAGTAAGTTTGAGGATAATATGGAAGATATGTTTGATATTGAAGTTGAAGCAACTGAAATTGAACCTTCAAAACCTAAACCTCCCAGAGAAGCAGATAAGGATGATCAGACAAAAGACTATGAGTTTACTCGTGGTCAACTCTATAACTTGCTCAGCAAGGGACAGGAGGCGTTAGACGGGGCGTTAGAGGTTGCTCAGGAGTCAGGGCACCCTAGAGCGTATGAAGTCGCTGTGAACGCCATGAAGCAGGTTGCAGACGCTTCTGATAAACTTATAGATCTACAGAAAAAGATGAAGGATCTAGAAGCACCCACAAAAAATTCAGTCAATAA